TAGCTGATTACATTGTAGACGGTAAACCTCTTCGAAATAAATTGTCGAACGTGCTGGATATATTGCTACGGAAATAGGAGAAGATATGGCTTTTAGAAAACGATATAACGAGTTAAGGAAGGACACTAAACGCAAATTAGAGACAGGGGACAAATCTTGGACACCTATTGACCATTGTTTAGCTATCCCGTCCTTACAAGAACGGTATACGAAGGAAGAACTTTGTAGCCATTTAGATTGCAATCAAAAGGAACTGAAAAGGTTCATTCAACTGGACAAGCTACCAAGTCCAGATCAATGTGAAAAGATACGGAGGTTACTGAATGAAAGTAATTGATGGAGTTAAATACTACCGAATTTCGGAGGTATGTAAAAGAGTAGAGCGCAGTCAAACGACCATTACTCGCGTATGGTACGGCGCTGCAGAGTACGCAAAGGAAAATAATATTCATTTCCCGTTTGTGTTACCCAAGTTCCGTAACGATTTAGACCAAAAGAAGACACGTTACTGGAGCGAAGAGGGTGTTAATAAACTAATCAAGTTTAGAGACTCTATAATGCCGGGCGACTTGGCGTTCTACAATCGCCAACACATGTGGGGCGAACGTCAGCAGATTGCCAAGGAACGCAAAGAGTTCAAAAAGGCAATGGAGGAGGCCGTAGATACGGACCTTAATGAACTAATGAAGGAGAAAATCTAATGAGTGAAATTAAAAGTGAAAAAGAGTTCCTCGAGCTACTTCCAGAACTAGCGCAAAATAACTATGAACTTGGGATCCTAAACAAAGCCGTGAAAACGGACAAGGAACTAATTAAACAGTACATGCTTACCGAAGACATCGAGTCCGCAGAAGCTGACGGCTGGCAAGTGACTTGTTCCTCAACAACTAAGTCATCCATGGACGAGACTATGCTCATTAGCATTATCCAAGATTTAATTAAAGACGCAAAAGGTAAGGACAAGGAAGCTCTTCAAAATCTTATTGTAATGAAGCCGACAATCAATGAAGATTTATTAGAGGACTTGATCTATAACAAGCAACTTGACGCTGACGTGGTGAAGCCTGCTATTGTGGAATCTGTGTCCTATACGCTGCGATTTAAGAAGTCCAAGAAGAAGACGTCTAAATCCCGCAAAAATTCTTAATATTTCGTACCTATTTTCGCGTTTAACGTGGAAGTCATAGTATAACACTACGAGGAGAAAAACATGGGTAGAGAGCGCATAAAATCGCGTACAATGGACAAGCAAAATGCTACGCTAAAATTTAAGGAAATAAAGAACACAACTAGGGGACTGTTTGGTCAGTCCGCTAGTTCCTTATCTCAACGAGACCAGGACTACTTATATGTAGGTACGCAAGTATCGAATTACCTGGCGCAGAAAAAGTTCGAAGAGGTAACACTGAAGCAAGTCAGTCATTTCTTTTTAGTTCAGTACCGTTTTCGGTTCAAACAAGATTGCATTGACTATAATTGGTTCAATTTTCAAAACACAATGAAAAAGCTAAAGGATTACCTAAAAGCGGATAGTTGGGTCGAAGTTAGTTACTTTTTATACGCAAGTATTGAAAAAAGTATCGACAAGGTATGCCCTAATGTCCCTAATCCAATTACCTTGTCCGTGTTCAAAAGAACCTGGCTTATTGAGGAATTATTAGGTGGTAAACCAAAATTCACAGGATTTTACTAATTTTTCTTAGGAAAATATAGACAAATTATAGATCTTTTTCGAACTGGTTTACAAAATCGTGAAATTTGGTGTATATCTAGTAAAAAAGACTTTTTTACAAAGTCATTTTTACAGCTGCTTTAGAGCAGCTTAGCAAGCTAGATATTCTTTCCCCCTTCGGTCCATATTATATACACTGAACTATATAGGACTAAAAGATAACTAATAAAATGTAAAAAAAAATTAAGGGCGAAATGAACATTTTAGGAAGGATGAACAATGGATGTAAATGAAATATGGAAGAAAAAGGTTCGACAGTTATTAGCTGAATCAGGCTTACCGAAAAAATACTTCGAACCGCAAAAATTAGTTCCTAGGAACATTGACCGTGAGGCTTGGAACTGGCTGGAGGATTATAGGTCGAACGTCGTTGAAAATGTTCAAAAAGGATTGAACATTGTAATCACTAGTCCTATTGTAGGTAATGGGAAAACTAGTTGGGCGATACGGTTGTTACAACGTTATATCGCGGAAACGGCGCTCGATGGAAGATTAGTGACTAAAGGAGTTTTCTGCGTCAGTTCTTCCATGTTAGAAATCTTCGGCGACTTTGGATACTTTGAAACTAGCGTCGAATTTTTTGACTACTTGAACCGACTTAAAAACTGTGAACTATTAGTCATTGACGAAATCGGTTCAGGACGCCTGACGCAAGTATCCTATAATCACTTTTATGATTTAGTGAACTACCGTGTAGACAATAATCTTGCTACTATGTATACAACCAATTACAATGATGCGCAAATTAAGGACGTATTAGGAGAACGGTTATATAGTAGGATCTACGACATGGCTACCGTAATTGAGTTCAGTGCTTCAAATGTTCGAGGATATACACCTAAGGAGGTAGCTAAAAATGAATCCGGATGAACGGTACCTAGTATTAGACGTCAACCGTGTACCTATGATCTATAAAAATGTTCGTGGACAGGTTGTCAAATGTTGCTTATTGAAGCCTATTGAATCAATTCACTTAATTGATAGCTTACTGCTAACAAAGGAAGAAATTGAACAATACGACAAAAGATTATTAGATTTTTCCTACAATTATGAAAAGAGAGGTCTCTATGATTTGGAATTACAAAAAGCGTTTGAACGATGATACGATTGTAAAAATTATCGGCGCCGTAGCTTGTTTATCAATCGGCTTGTCCATCGGTTACTTATTAGGTAGCCCTAAGACCGCAAAGGTGGATCCTAATGTACGTCCCTACTACATTACCTTGGATGATACAGGAGCATGGCTAGGAGATAGTCCTGGACATAAGTTTTATCCATTGTATGATGCACAGGGACATAGATTAGGAGGTAAGGTAAACAATGATTCAACTACAGGTACTGAATAAAGTCTTACAAGACAAGAGCCTTGCATTACTGAACAATAATGGGATCACAAGTGAATACTTCAGCGACTACGGACCGGAGTATCAGTTCATTATTGACCACGTTAAAGAATACGGAAATGTTCCTGACGATGAAACAATCCTCGAACAATTTCCTGGATTTGAACTACTGAACATTTTAGAGACGGATCAGTACCTTGTCGATAAGATTAGGGAGGAACATTTATATGACGCACTTGTTCCTATACTGACGCAGGCCGCTGAAGATATGCAAACTGACTCAAGTGTAGCTGTATCGAACATTTTACCTAAACTAGAAAAACTCATTCAGCAATCCAAGTTCGTCGGCGGTATTGACTTGACGAAAGGTGCCTATGACCGTTTTAATTGGGCGATGGACATTGCGGAAAAAGCTGGAGACTTGCTAGGAGTACCGACAGGGTTCGAACTCTTGGACGATGTTTTAGGTGGCATGTTACCGGGTGAAGAACTCATAGTCATTGTAGGACGTCCTGGACAAGGTAAGTCTTGGACATTGGATAAAATGATGGCTAGCGCTTGGAAGAACGGTCAGTCTGTACTACTATACTCCGGCGAAATGAGTGAAATGCAGGTTGGATCTCGTATAGATACCTTACTATCGAACGTCAGTATTAACTCGATTACTAAAGGAGTTTGGAACGATAAGGAGCTCCAAAAGTATGAAGACCATATTGAACTAATGCAAGGAAGTGAAACTCCTCTTGTCGTCGTAACGCCGATGATGATTGGAGGTCGTAACATGACGCCAGCTTTATTAGATAGTATGATCCAAAAATACAAGCCTAAAGTAGTTGGTATTGACCAGCTATCCCTTATGAATGAATCCGTTCCTAGTCGCGAACAAAAGCGTATTCAGTACGCTAATATTACCATGGATCTTTACAAGCTATCCGCGAAGTACGGGATCCCTATTGTGTTAAATGTTCAGGCCGGACGTGCTGCTAAAGACGGAACTAATGACACGATTCAATTAGAGCATATCGCAGAGAGTGACGCCGTAGGTCAAAACGCTAGTCGAGTTATCACAATGCAACGGGACGAGGCTAACGGGATCCTAAGATTGTCCGTAGTTAAAAACCGGTACGGAGAAGATAACAAGACCATTGAGTACATGTGGGACGTTACGACAGGAACCTATACGCTAATAGGCTTTAAAAACGATGATGACACGGAAGACAATGCTAGTCCAGTTACATTGAAAGCCCGCAGTTCTTCGAACCGTCTTCAAAAACAAGTAAGTAGGGAAGGAGTTGAAGCATTTTGAAAGTCAACGGATTATACATCGACGCAACTTGTGAACAAATTATTCAAAAACTTACCTTCGAACTTGAACACGATTATGGTCAAACTCTTTTTAGGCGCACAAAGAGCTTAGGTTCGAACATGCAATTTTCTTGTCCATTTCACGGAAATGGGATGGAACGTCATCCGTCTTGCGGTATGAGTAGGGACGTAGCCTACTCCGGTGGACGTGTAATCGAAGCAGGAACCGTTCACTGCTTCACTTGCGGGTACACGGCTAAACTGAACGAGTTCATTAGTGACCTTTTCAATCGCAGCGATGGAGGCTTTTACGGTAACCAATGGCTCAAGCGCAATTTTGCCTCAGGGGAAGAACAGGTAAGGCCTTTATTAGATTTAGGGTTCAACCGTAAGACTGAACCTGTTAAAAGGTCTTACAATATTATCCCGGAAGGGGAGCTAGAAAAATATAGATGGGTTCATCCGTACATGTACGAACGTAAACTGACGGACGAGATTATCGAACTTTTTGACGTAGGCTACGACAAGTTGAACGATTGTATCACTATGCCTGTTAGAGACATGGACGGAAATACAGTCTTCTTCAACCGACGTAGCGTAGGACAAAAATTTCACCAGTACGGTGAAAGTGACCCAAAAACTGAATTTCTTTATGGCGCCTACGAGGTACTGAAATATAGAGACAGGTTCAAAGATAGTTCGAAATTATACGTCACTGAATCTGCTATCAACTGTCTAACACTTTGGACGCTTGGGATCCCTGCGGTAGCGTTGATGGGAGTTGGAGGGGGTAACCAGTTCGAACTTCTAAAGAAAATGCCGTTCCGTACAATCGTATTAGCTTTAGACCCAGATCCTGCTGGTGACAAGGCCTCTAGGAAAATACGGAACAGACTTCGAAATAGCAAGGTTGTTTACTTCCTTAACTATCCGCAAGAGTTTTGGGAAAACAAGTGGGATATCAATGACTATCCAAATTTAATAAATTTTGATGATTTAGTCTTGTAATTTATTACACGATAATATATAATATAACTATAAACAAAACAAAATTCTTGTAGGAGAATAAACAATGAACAACCTTACAAATAGAATAGCTAGCAAATTCGTCAACGATACTGTCGAATGCGTAGGCTTTGTCCCAGACAGTGATTGTCTTTCTTTGTATGCCGTGGATCCTAATGGAGCTTTGGCTATCATGTACCACCGTTACTCAGGCATGCTACACAAAATCGGGCAAAAATATTTTAGCTTTTCGCGACAAGACGTGGATAGCTTTGTATGGACAACCCTGGACAAGGCACTGAATACTTTTAATCCTACTTCCGGAGCAAACTTTGCAACCTACGTCACACGGCTAATGAACAATACAATGCGCAATGAGTACAGAGCTTTAAAGGTTACTTCCGTGCAAAGAGATTGGTTCTTGGACGTGCAATGGGAAAGCGGTACCCCTAACGAAGAAGAGGATAATTTTAGTGCATTCTATAACCACGCAGTGAACGAAGATTGGTCAGCTATTGACATTGCTAATTCTTTGCCTACTTTGCCTTTGACGGACAATCAGTACGCCTATATCGAGTGCATTGTTAAAAATGGTTCGATAATGACAGACGCTGAGGTAGCCAGAGAAATTGGTGTAACACGAGCTTCGGTTCGTGCTATTAAAACATCGCTCGCTAAAAAGTTGGATAATTTTTTATAGAGTGGTTTACCAAATGCACCTTTTTGGTGTATATTAAGGTATAGGGAAAACTTAAAACACTAGTAACCTTATAACACTTTAAACACTTTTCAAGGAGGACCAAACATGGGTCGAGTAAGTATTAGCAATTCTGGTTCATTCAGCTCCGGAACTGCCAATGGATTTTTCAGTTTAGCAGATGATAGAGATTCTGCGGTCGTTACGTTCCTTTACGAGGATCCAGACGGCGAGGACATGGATTATTTCGTAGTCCACGAAGCAGAAGTCGACGGACGTCGTCGCTATATCAACTGTAATGCTATTAGTGAGGACGGTGAAAGTATTCATCCGGAAGATTGCCCACTTTGCGAAGAGGGCTATCCTCGTATCGAAAAACTGTTCTTGCAACTATACAACGAGAACACAGATCAAGTTGAAACATGGGATAGAGGTCGTAGCTATGTTTCTAAGATTGTTACTCTTATCAATAAATACGGACCTCTAGTAGGACAACCGTTCGAAATTGTTCGAAGTGGTAAAAAGGGAGATCAACGTACTACCTATGAGTTCTTCCCAGAAGATCCAGATCCGGAAGCTACTTTGGACGATTTCCCAGAAAAAAGTGAACTACTTGGTACCCTTATTTTAGATCTAAATGAAGATCAAATGTGGGATGTCGTGGACGGTAAATTTACTTTAGACGACAATAACCGAGGACGTTCAAATGGACGAGGAGGACGTTCAAATGGACGTTCGAACCAACCAACACCTCGTAGAGGTTCAAGTAGGGACACAGGTTCCAGTCGACAGGATAGCCGTCCTGCGGTAACACGTCGAGGTCCTTCGACTGCTAGTGGTCCTCGAACCAGAGGCGGTCGATTCTAACAACTAGGAAGCAGTAGCTTCCTTTTTATTTACGGAAAGGAAAATATATGGCGCAAAAAGGTCTATTCGGTGTACGTCTACGGGAAGGTCGAAAAGGAGATCAAAAGATCCTATCCCAAAAGCGCAACCGAAAGGATTCAGTTGAACTAACCTATATTAGCGGTGACGCTTTGACAGATGCAATCGCAAGGGCGCGCAAAATGTCAAAACGTATTTTGAAGGACGTACTTCCAAGACTGGAGCTAGTTACGGATGAAGATCGACTAGATGACTATATAGGAGCATGTATAGAAAATGGCATTGTAGCCTTGGACGTAGAGACGAACGGTAAGGATCCAATCCATGAAGATCTTGTAGGTGTCTGTCTATATACCGAAGGAGAAAAATCCATTTATGTTCCACTGAACCATCGAAGCAACTTGACGAAGCAGCGTATACGAGATCAAATTGATCCAAAGCTAATGAAAGAGTTCATTGAGGAGATGATTGAATGCGGTGTTCAGTTCGTGTACCATTTAGGTAAGTTCGATATCAATAGCATTTTCTGGCAATTAGGTATTCGCATGCCGGATCCGTTATGGGATACTTACATTGCGTCGAACTTACTGAACGAAAACGAACCGCACTCATTGAAATTGCTTCATGCTAAGTACGTCAAAGAGGACGAGAACGCCGAAGTCGCTAAGTTCAATGACTTGTTCAAAGGAATACCTTTTAGTTTGATCCCACCTGACGTCGCTTACATGTACGCAGCGTTCGACCCTCTACAGACTTACGAACTATATAAGTTCCAAGAGCTATATCTTACTCCAGGAACCGAAGAATGTAAGTCGTGCAATTTAGAACGAGTCAGTGAAGTCTACCAAAATATCGAACTTCCACTCATCAAAGTCTTGTTCGACATGGAGTCCTATGGTGTAGCCTTGGACGAGGAAAAACTCGCGGAGATTAAAGCCGAGTTCGAACAAAAGATGGAGGAAGCTGAAGAGTTGTTCAATTACGAGGTAACAAAATACGCTCCGGAAATTGAAGATCTTCGAACAATAAACTTCCAGCAATACCAAAAGCTAACGCTGAACGGTAAGGGAGAAGTGACTGTTTCGATTTCAAGTAGTACCCAACTTGCGATCCTGTTCTACGATATTTTAGGTCTAAAGAGTAACGACGATAGAAGTCCTCGAGGAACAGGCGTCGACATTGTCAAAGCATGGGATATTCCTATCGCAAAAGCCTTGCTCCAGTATCGCAAATACGCAAAATTGGTATCAACTTACATGACATTAGACGAGTACCTCGCTAAGCCTGACAACCGTGTTCACACTAATTTCAAACAGTATGGCGCTAAGACGGGACGTATGTCCAGTGAAGGACCTAACCTGCAGAATATCCCATCGCGCGGTGAAGGAGCAGTAGTTCGACAAATCTTTGCCGCAAGTCCTGGACATTACATTATAGGTAGTGACTATTCTCAACAGGAACCTCGTTCACTTGCCGAGTTGAGTGGTGATGAAAATATGATCCACGCTTATGAACAGAACTTGGACTTGTATGCCGTAATTGGTTCGAAATTGTATCACACTGAATATGAAAATTGCTTGGAGTTTAATCCAGACGGGTCTACAAACCCAGAAGGAAAGAAACGCCGTAACAATGTCAAGTCCGTACTTTTAGGTCTTATGTATGGACGTGGTGCGGCAAGTATCGCCGAACAAATGAACGTAAGTGTCAAAGAGGCCTCCAAGGTTATGGAAGACTTCTTCAAGCAATTTCCTAAAGTAGCTGATTACATTGTATTCGTTCAACAACATGCTATCGATTACGGCTACACGGAGACGGCTACAGGTCGACGCAGAAGGCTCCCAGACATGAGCTTGCCGCAATATACCTTTGAGTATATAGACGCAAGTAAGAACGAAAACTTCGATCCATTAGACTTCGATGGAGAAGCTGAAGGATCTACGGAAGTGCCTGAATATATTATTGAACAATATTGGGCGGAGTTGGATAGAGCTTGGGGGTTCAAAAAGCGTAACGAGATCAAAGCTCGTGCATTGGAAGAAGGTATTAAAATCCACGATAACGGTGGTAAGATAGCCGACGCTGAACGCCAATGTCTAAACTCCGTGATTCAGGGAACCGCAGCGGATATGACGAAGTACGCTATGATTAAAGTACACAATGACCCTGAACTGAAATCACTTGGGTTCCATTTAATGATTCCCGTACATGATGAACTATTAGGTGAGATACCTAAGAAAAACGCAAAACGAGGGGCGCAACGATTGACGGAAGTTATGATTGAAGCAGCCAAGGATATTATTAGCTTGCCTATGAAATGTGACCCGAGTATCGTTGACCGTTGGTACGGACAAGAAATTGAACTATAAAAACAGAAAAGGAAAATATAACAATGAAAAAATTCTTGAACATTTACACAATCTTATATCTATTAGTAGGGATCTTCGGTACGCTCGTTACCGTTTGGTTCTTACCATTGAACATTGGGCCTCTTACTGTACCGCCGTCAAGTTGGCTAATGGGATTTTCCTTCCTACTAATTACACTTATCCAAGACCATTACGGCGCTAAAGTGTCAGGGAAAATGATTTGGATCCTATTGTTCCTTACTGCTTTACTTTGCATCTCGTTGAACTATACCTTAATGCTAGTCCTAGCTAGTGGAGTTGCGTTCGTAGCTGGACAGTACGTCACTAAAGGTCTATACACCTTCGGTGTTCGACGTTCACTTAGTTCGATGATTGGTTCAGTTGTCGATGTAGGAATTTGGGTATTCCTTGGACTAAGTCCATTAGGCGTCAATACTGTTCCATGGGAACTCTACTTCCAAGCCGTATTAGGTCAAGTCCTTGTTCAGTTGATCCTACAAGGTATCGCTGGACAAATCTATGATCATTACTTCGAATAAGGGCAGTCTTGTCCTTATTTTTTTTGAAGCAGTGGTAAACAAAATGGCGAAATTTGGTGTATAATAAAGTATATAGAGATTTTACATTCGTTTGACCTCTATGAATAAAAATAAACGGAGGATACCATGAAAAAAGTGGTTTTATTAAGTGGAGGAGTTGACTCCACTACCTGTCTATCACTAGCCGTCGCCCGGTACGGAGCGCACAATGTAACCGCATTGACCTTTCTGTACGGACAGAAGCATGCTAATGAACTAGACAACGCACGCAACGTCGCAAAGTTTTTAGATGTAGAACTTGTCGAAGCCTCAGTATCACCTGAAATCTTCAAAGGTTCGAACTCTACACTCCTACAAGGTAACGGAGACATCTCCCATAAATCTTACGCCGAAATTATCGAAGAAAATGGCGAAGGGACTGTCGATACTTATGTACCATTTAGAAATGGACTTATGTTATCACAAGCCGCTGCGGTCGCATACAGTCGTGGAGCCGATGAAGTTTGGTACGGTGCTCATAGTGACGACGCTGCTGGTTCTGCTTACCCAGATTGTACGCCAGCCTTTTACGAAGCAATGGATGAAGCTATCTATCAAGGAACAGGACACAAGGTTCATCTTTTAGCTCCATTATTGAACTTTAATAAAGCGCAAGTAGTAGCCGCTGGACTAAAAGTCAACGCTCCTTACGAGCTTACTAGATCCTGCTACGAGGGACACGAAAAGGCTTGCGGTCTTTGTGCTACATGTATTGACCGTTTGAACGCTTTTAAAATCAACGGTATTGATGATCCTATTGAATATGAAGTAAGGGAGAACTAAAAATGAAAGTATCTAAAACATTATCTTTTGACGCAGCGCATCAACTTGTAGGTCACTTTGGAAAATGTGCCAACTTGCATGGACATACCTACAAGGTCGAAATTTCTTTAGCCGGGGAAAATATCCAAGACGGTTCAAGTCAGGGAATGGTCGTTGACTTCTATCATGTCAAACAAGTTGCAGGTAAGTTTATTGATCGTTTGGATCACGCTACCTTGCTACAAGGAAATGAACCAATCGCCCTAGCTAACGCCGTGGACACGAAGCGAGTTCTCTTTGGATTTAGAACGACCGCTGAAAATATGTCCCGCTTCCTTACTTGGACACTGACTCAATTGATGTGGGAGTATGCTCGTATTGATTCAATCAAGTTATGGGAGACGCCTACAGGTTGCGCAGAATGTACCTACTATGAAATCTTCACGGACGAAGAAATCGAAATGTATAAGAACGTGACCTTCATTGACAAAGATGAAGTCATTACCGTCCGCGATATTTTGAACAAGGAGCAGGACAATGGCTAATCAATACAACCAACCTGAAAGAGGTAAGATTAGGATCAACGTACGCGATCCTGAAAAAATGCCTATCATGGAAGTCTTTGGTCCTACAATCCAAGGTGAAGGAATGGTTATAGGTCAAAAGACTATTTTCATTCGAACTGGTGGATGTGACTATCACTGCAACTGGTGCGATTCGGCGTTCACTTGGAACGGTACTACTGAACCTGAGTACATCACAGGAGAAGAAGCGGCAAACCGAATCCTAAAATTGGCGTTCAATGAAAAGGGTGAACAAATCTGTAATCACGTTACGCTTACAGGTGGGAACCCTGCGCTACTGAATGAACCTATGGCTCGTATGATTGACATCTTACGCGAAAAGGGGTTCAAGTTTGGACTAGAGACGCAAGGAACAAGGTTCCAAGAGTGGTTCAAATATGTCAGTGATATTACTATTAGTCCAAAACCGCCATCAAGTGGCATGCGTACTAATATGAAAATCCTGGAGGCTATTGTAGACAGATTGAACGAAGAAGGACTAGATTGGTCGTTTAAGATTGTAATCTTCGATGATACTGATTTAGCTTACGCCCGCAATATGTTCGAAACATTTAAGGACAAGTTACGTCCAGTGAACTATCTTTCAGTCGGTAACGCAAATGCCTACGAAGAAGGAAGTATTAGCGGGCGCCTACTAGAAAAATTGGGTTGGCTATGGGACAAAGTATATCAGGATCCTGCGTTCAATAACGTAAGACCTTTGCCGCAGCTACATACATTGGTATATGATAATAAAAGAGGAGTATAAAATGAAAATTGAACAATTAGATAAAATTGGTAACGTGCTAGGACGAGAGCATGGGTTCTCTTCCCTTAAATCAAATGAAATCGTTATCCTGGACAACGCCGAATCAGCTATCCAAGGGCTATTCGGTCTATTAGGTGAGGATGTAGAACGTGACGGACTACAAGATACTCCGTTCCGTTTTGTCAAAGCACTCGCTGAACATACCGTAGGATATAGGGAAGATCCTAAACTACATTTAGAAAAGACTTTTGACGTAGATCATCAGGATCTTGTTCTTGTTAAGGACATCCCGTTCAACTCCCTTTGCGAACATCACTTGGCACCGTTCGTTGGTAAGGTTCATATCGCCTACATTCCAAGTGATAAGATTACTGGACTATCCAAGTTCGGTCGAGTTGTAGAGGGCTACGCTAAACGCCTACAAGTCCAAGAACGCTTGACACAAGAAATTGCCGATGCTATCCAGGAAGTGTTGAACCCTCAAGCGGTTGCCGTTATTGTAGAAGCCGAACATACTTGTATGAGCGGACGTGGGATCAAAAAACACGGCGCAACTACTGTCACTTCGACAATGCGTGGACTTTTCAAAGAAAACGCTTCTGCGCGAGCTGAATTGCTTCAGTTGATTAAAAAATAAGGGAGATGAACATGCTAAAAACATATAAACGCAAAAAACTCGTCAGTGAACTTCAATTAGTTCTTACTTTGCTCTTTGTAGTCGCTTTGGTTGTAAGTAACATTATTACAAGTAAACAGGTACTTCTCCCATTCAACATTACAATGACTGGAGCCGTGTTCATTTTCCCTATTACCTATATTTTATCCGACCTTGTATCCGAGGTTTACGGATACCGCTGGAGCCGTTTGACGTGCTACTTTGGTTTCGCAGCGAACCTCTTCGCAGCACTCGTCTTTAGTGCCGTTATCCAGAGCCCGGCGCCAGAATACTGGCACAACCAAGAGGCGTTTCAAACCGTGCTAGGAAGTACCCCTCGCGTATTAGTAGCTTCCCTACTTGCGTTCGTTATTGGAGACTTCGTAAATGACCGGATCTTTGCTAAAATGAAACGTAAATATCCAGACTCAATCAAAGGCTTTGGAGCTCGTGCTATCTTCTCTAGTCTTATGGGAGAGCTAGTGGATAGCCTTGTCTTCCTACCGCTCGCATTTTGGGGGCTAATGCCTGTTGAAACACTAATCATAATGACTATTAGTCAAGTAGCCATTAAGACAGGATATGAGCTTGTTATCCTTCCATTTACAACGCTAGCAGTGAAGCTAGTTACTAAGTACGAGAACAGAAAGGTACCTTTTGAATGAGCATTGATTTATATTTCGCCGGAGGTTGTGCTGGTCGAATAGAGGACTTCCTGCTAGCTCATAACGCTAATCGATTGTTCACTCAAAAATATGAACGCAACACGACTGGAAAATTATGGTTCGAGTACGCTGACAATCACCCAGAGTTTACTGGCAAAGTGTTCGTAGACTCAAGTGCGTACGGCGCTTGGACAAGGAACGTGAACATTGATTTAGATGACTACATTGACTATCTAAACGAAAATGACGGTAGATTTTCAGTCATTGCTTCACTCGACGTTATCCCGGGCGGCAAAGGGGAGTTCGCAACTCGGCAACAGGTACGGGACGCAAGTGAACAATCTTGGAACAATTACCTGTATATGTATGACCGAGTATTAGACAAAGATAAAGTCATACCGGTATTTCACATCGGCGAACCCTGGAGCTATTTAGAAAAGATTTTAGCTTACCGACACCCAGATGGTTCAAAAGTTCAGTACATGGGACTTGGAGGTCTTGTAGGTGTTCACAGTAACGACCGAATGAAATTTATGTCTCAAGTGTTCGAAATTATCAAAAAGAGTTCGAACCCAGAAATTAAGGTTCACGGATTTGGAGTAACGGCTTTGCCTTTACTGGAGCAATTTCCGTTCACTTCTGCGGACTCTACTTCAGCGGTCATTACTGGCGCGATGGGTAACATTATGACTCCTTATGGGATTGTTAGTTTTGCCCGTAAGACAGGAGGCGCAGACAATTTCTACCGACTAGCTAAGCCGATACAAGAAAGTATCTTAACACTAATTGAAGAGTCCGGCCTAGGATTTACAATCGAAGAGCTTTCCGAAAATTACATCGCACGTGAGCTAATAAACTGTCAATACTTACTGGATTGGGCTAAGAACTACAAGTACACGCCACCGAAGCACAAACAGAACCGACTATTTTAGAAAAATTAGGACTTACTGAAAATAAGTCCTTTTCTTGTTTACAAAATCGCCGAATTTGGTGTATATTAAAGTATAAACTAAAAACTAAAGGAGGCTCCCTATGAGCATGAAGTTTAAGACGCAGGACCTTATGGATGCGGTAGGTCAACTGAACCGCTTGTCCGCAAGTAAGTTACTTGAAATCACACGTTATTGGTATATCCAAGGTTATGATGGAGTAGTGACGTTCACTGGATACGATGGTTCGAACTGGCTACGCTATACACTTGAAGCCGAAGGTGAAATCGACGTCATTATTAAAGCCGAACAGTTCGGTAAATTGATTGAAAAAACTACCGTGGACACCGTTACGCTCACACCTAAAGGCGAATATTTAGAAGTGAAAGGTAATGGGACTTATAAAGTCGACATCGTTACAGGTGACGAGGATTATCCATCCTTCGACGACAAATTGCCGGAAGAGCTGGACGAAGGTTCAGCGAAGCTACTCAAGTCTTCTTTGTTCTACAATGTAGCTAATGTCAATGACTCAGCAGTATCGAAAAGTAACGCAGACGGGGTCTACACGGGTTACCTATTGGATCACAACCAAGCGATCACCTCGGATATTATTAGAGTTTGCTTGAACCCTATCCAAGATATCGGTACTAAGTTGTTGATCCCTGCCCCTCTAATGCGCTTGCTTGCGTCCATCACGGAAGACAAGTTGTATCTATGGACGTTCGAAGATGAATACATTTATGTATCTACATCGACAATCGAAATCTACGGCCGTATCATGGAAGGTATGGAAGATTATCAGGACATGAGCATCATGGACTCGCAAGAGTTCGACGGTAAGGCTACCCTACCTACCGCAGAGATTCAAAGTATCCTGGAACGCTTGACCTTGTTTATGACCGCTTTCGATAAAGGAACGGTTCATTTAGACTTCGGGCCTAAACAACTTGCGATCATTACGACCAAAGGTTCAAAAGAGCTGGTCAAGTACACTAAACTAGAAGAGGGTACAGACTTCTCTTGTAAAATCAATAGCTTGCTACTGCGCGACATTTTAGCGACCGTAAGTGAAGACCATTTTGACATTCACTTTGGAAATGAACTATGTCTTAAAATCGAAGCTAATGGAGTTACCTACTACTTAGCTACACAAGAAGAAGGAGACGCCGAATGAGCAATAAACTGTCCCGCATAGCTAAAATGGTCGCAGCGGAAAAAGTAAATGAACCTGCTATCAATTTCGTGGACAAGTTTACTCATATTATCGAAAACACGCAAGAACCTTATAAACCTTCAACGTATTACAAACCAAGTGGCGTTGGAGGCTGCTTGCGTAAAATGTACTTCGAACGTACTGGACAAGCCTTACAAGATAATGCGAGTTATAATCTAATCGCAATGGGCGAAGCCGGTACATTTAGACACGAAGTATTGCAGGAGTACATGGTACGGCTATCCAAAACGGATCCAGACTTTGAGTGGTTAGATGTAGCCGAATACTTGGAAGAAAATCCCGTAGAGGGTACAGTTGTTGACCAAAACTTTGTCAAAAATGAGTATGAGACCAAGTGTAAGAACGAACTTCTTCAGTTGTCGTTCCTATGTGATGGCCTTGTAAGATGGCAAGGTAAGACCTACATTATGGAAATTAAGACGGAGACTATGTTCAAGTTCAATAAACATACGGAGCCGTACGAAGAGCACAAAATGCAGGCAACTTGCTACGGTATGTGTTTAGGTGTAGATGACGTCTTGTTCTTGTACGAGAACCGCGATAACTTTGAGAAAAAAGCCTATACCTACCACATTACCGACGCAATGAAGGAACAAGTATTAGACAAGCTAGTTACTTGTGAAGAGTATGTAGAACGGGGCGAAAGTCCTAAGATCTATTGCTCGTCTAATTACTGTCCATATTGTAGGAAGGAGGGACGTAGCTTATGACCTATACTGGCAAAATGTTCGAAGAGGACTTCAAAAAGGGTGCCGAACTTTGCGGTAATGAAGCCAGGTTTTCCCGTCTGTACGATACTACAAACGGCTTTAGAGGAGTCGCAAATCCTTGTGACTTTATCGCTGCGACGCAGTACGGGACGGTTTACGTCGAACTAAAAACTACGCAATCAAGTTCCTTACCGTTTTCGAATATTAGTGAACATCAATGGCAGGAACTATTCATTGCAGACCGTTGCAAGCATGCGCTTGGAGGTGTATTAGTTTATTTTACTAAACACGAGATGATTAAATGGTATCCAATGACTCAACTCACACGACTAAGAAATCTAGGACAAAAGAGTATCAACCCAACGGTAGAGACTGAACTTGGTTATTCCGTTGACTATTTCAAAAAGCGCACAAGGTTGACAATACCGATTGAAAATGTTCTTAAAGCGTTCAAAGAACATTTAGCGGATAAGCAAGATGGGTAAACCTAAACTACCTCGTATTGATGTACGACTGGACGAACTCGCTGAGGCTTCGAAGAACGCCGAAGATTATGGTGAAATTGTCAATGTCGTAGTCGATGAAGTAGTTCAAAAAGCTACTAAGCCTTTGGATAATGTGATGGAACAGATCCAGGAACTACTGAAAGACGTTCAATCCATGTCCACGGAGGATTTGAACTATTTTATAGCCTACTTACCTACCGTTATGTATTTCACTACCGATAGAGCTGAACTCGTTGGTATTAAGATGGACGCAAGTGCTGCGATACGTCGCGAAAAGTATGACGACCTGTACGCTTTTGCCGCAGGGAAAACCATCCCGGACAAAGAGTCCGAGACACGCAAATTGGTAATGAACGAGATCGTCATTGAGACGGCCTATAAACGAGCCTATAAAAAGGTTCAGTCTAAACTGGAACAAGCGGATAAAGTATTAGCTTCGCTAAAACGAGTTCACCAATTTAGACTTAATGATATCGAACTCACTCAATATAATTCAACAGGAGTAACACTACATGCAAAAAGAAATCGCCGTAAAGATGATTGACCCTAAACTTGATCGACTTAAATATACAGGAGATTGGGTCGATGTTCGTATTAGTTCAATCACTGCTATTGACGCCAGCAAGGAACAGGTCGCAAAATGTCGAAAAGTTCTTGCCGCTGCTCAAGTCTATCCTATTAAAGCTGGTGATAGCATTAAGATTGCGCACGGCTTTGCTTTAGAACTACCTAAAGGACATGAAGCTATCCTCCATCCTCGTTCAAGTCTGTTCAAAAAGACTGGACTAATTTTCGTCTCAAGTGGCGTTATCGACGAGGGCTATAAGGGAGATACCGATGAATGGTTCTCCGTTTGGTACGCAACCCGGGACACTGAACTATTCTTCGATCAACGCATTGCTCAGTTCCGTATCCAAGAAAAGCAGCCTCAATTGAACTTTAATTTCGTTGAGTCTTTAGGAAATAAAGCTCGCGGAGGACATGGAAGTACAGGAGATTTCTAATGAAACTTGAACAGATTATGCAGGATTGGAACAAGGACTCCAAGGCGCTGGTAGCTGTTCACGGACTAGAAAGGGAAAACCTACCGAGGATTCCCTTTTCTACTCCTATAATGAACTATCAAACCTATGGCGGTCTTCCGCGCAAGCGTGTGATCGAGTTCTTCGGTCCTGAGTCAAGTGGTAAGACCACGTCAGCTTTGGACATTGTCAAAAATGCGCAGTACATTTTCCAGGAAGAGTGGGAGCAGTTGCAAGAGGAACTGAACGCCAAACTGGGGGAGCTTCAAAACGCAAAAGGTTCGAACAAGACTAAAATTAAAGAAATCCAAATGCGCTTGGACGCTCACAAGGAACCACTGAAAATTGTGTACTTGGATTTAGAAAACACCTTGGACACGGATTGGGCTAAGAAATTAGGCGTTGACGTGGATAACCTTTGGATTGTACGGCCGGAACATAACTCCGCAGAAGAGATCCTTCAGTATGTCATTGATATGTACGATACGGGAGAAGTCGGTCTTATTGTTTTAGACTCCCTTCCTTACATGGTCAGTCAAAACCTACTGGACGAAGAGCTTACTAAAAAAGCGTACGCAGGTATTTCGGCGCCGTTGACGGAGTTCAGTCGAAAAGTAACGCCTTACTTGACCAAGTACAATGCTATTTTCTTAGGTATCAACCAAATTCGCGAGGACTTGAATAGTATGTACTCGACATACTCAACGCCCGGCGGTAAGATGTGGAAGCACGCTTGCGCCGTTCGTATTAAGTTCCGCAAAGGGGACTTCATTGACGAAAAAGGTGAAAAAGTGAACCGTTCTGCTCGTAACCCTGCAGGTAATATGGTCGAAGCCTTTGTCGAAAAGACCAAGGCATTTAAACCCGACCGTAAGTTGGTTCAATATACCTTGTCATACCACGAGGGTATTCAAGTCGAAAGTGACCTTGTAGATGTCGCTATCGAATATGGCTTCGTAAACAAGACAGGAGCTTGGTTCAGTATTGTAGATCCAGATACAGGTGAGATCCTCGAGGACGAAAATGGGGAAGATCTAAAATTCCAAGGTAAAGCTAAAATAGTTCAACGCCTAAGAGATGATGACCAAGTATTCGATGATTTAATGACCAACGTACACGAGGCTATCTCTTACGAGGAGCAGTAGCATGGTTCAACGAACATTATTTTCGCGCCCTAGTGGACCTAAGGTCTCCAATCCTATCAAGCGCAGACCTAAGGTTCAACTAGACCGCAAGATACTGGAACTAATGAACCGACGTCAGCGGCAAATATTAGTTCATTCCAATCTCTACTATCGTCAAAACGTCAATCTTATTACAGATGGACAGTATGACAGATGGAGCCACGAACTTTTTGATCTTATCCAAGCGCACCCTAATGAATTTAGAAAATCCGCATGGTACGAGGCTTTTCGAACATTCGATGGTAATACCGGTATGGGGTTACCGTATACTGATCCATGGGTAGAGGGTACCGCTCAACACTTATTGAAAATTTCAGGAGGACAACCAACTTGATCAATTTAGCAAATCGATACAGACCTAAGCAATTCTCCGACGTAGTAGGACAAGACTACGTCAAGGAAATCCTAATCAACCAACTAGAGACAGGGGAGATCAAACATGCTTACCTATTTTGCGGAGGGGCTGGAACAGGTAAGACTACTTCAGCGCGTATCTTCGCAAAAGATGTCAATAATGGACAAGGTACGCCAATTGAGATCGACGCTGCGTCTAATAACGGCGTGGAAAATGTCCGCGATATTATAGAGGATAGCAAGTTTAAAGCCTTAGATAGTCAATACAAGGTCTATATCATTGACGAGGTTCATATGCTATCAACTGGAGCATTTAATGCACTATTGAAAACACTAGAGGAACCACCTGCAGGAACTATCTTCATCCTATGTACTACGGATCCTCAAAAGATACCTGGAACAATTATGTCCCGGGTTCAACGCTTTGACTTTACTCGTATTCCTAACAAGGACATCGTTCACCAACTTGCCTATATTTTAGAAAGTGAATGCGAAAACGGTGCGCCGTATAGCTGGGACGCCGAAGCTCTTGCGTTCATTGGTAAGTTAGCCAATGGAGGTATGCGCGATGCTATTACACGCTTGGAAAAAGTCCTGGACTATACTATGGACATTACTGTCGAAGAAGTAGCTAACGCATTAGGTACGCCGGATTATGAAACCTTTGTAGCTTTGACGGATACAATTCTTTCGAACGATACCGAAGCAGCGTTACGCACGTTAGATGACTTCTTCATGTCCGGTAAGGACTTAAAACTAACCATGCGCAACTATACCGACTTCCTTGTCGATGTATGTAAGTACGCACTTACGCAAGATATCTCGTTCACTTCCTTGCCTAATCATTTAGGCGCAGACTTAGCACGTTTTCAACATACTGTTGACTATTCGCTGCTATTGTGGATGCTGGAGGAAATGAACAAACTGAACTCGGTTATTAAATGGGAACCGAACGCTAAGCCAATTATAGAAGCTCAAATCTTACTAATGACGCAGGAGGACTAGCATGGTCGATTTTATTGGACAACGTAAAGCCAAAGAATTTGTCAAGCAAAGAAAATACCTTCCTAATTCGATGGTCATTGTAGGAGCTAAGAAATCAGGAAAACGAACATTCGCCCGGTATGTAGCGCAGGAACTTGGCTATGACTGTATCTTCATTGAAAACAAAGTCGACGATATTAGAGACATGATTGAACTAAGCTCTAGTCTTGCTCAACCAACTTTGTTCGTAGTACAGGTCGCAGGTATGTCCATAGGAGCTAAAAATAGCTTGCTAAAAGTGACAGAGGAGCCACCTAAGAACGTTCATATCTGCATGCTGGCTTATACCGAAGGAGATGTCTTGGATACGCTTATTTCGCGCTCTTGGGTAGTTACCTTGCTTCCTTATTCAACGGACGAGGTATCGCATTATTTAGAACGCTTTGTGAAATCTAGTAAGGACATCCTAAAGATGGCTCCTATGTTCAGTAGTCCTGGACAGGTTCAGTTCATTGTTCAATCACACGGTAAGGACGGACTGAACCTTTACTTTGAAAAAGTTCAGTTCTTTTACGACAATATTTTCGAAGCCTCGTCTAGTAACGCCTTAAAGATGGTCGATTGGTTCAAACTAAAAGACACGGATACACGCGAGGACGCACTGATCCCTGAACTGTTTTTAGAAATAGCAATGAACTATATTGGTTACCGAAATCGACAAGGCTTGGATACGGAAGCTCTACTAGCTAACTATGATCTATTGCGACTAATAGCAAAATGCCTAGGAACAGTATCGTCCAAAGGTAAGAACAAACTATTCGCACTGAACAAGCTCGTAAAGGAGGTCCAAGAAATTGGTTAATTTAATGGAGTTTATGACTCATATTAAGGAAGACAGGTTACTACCTTTCTACATTTTCACTGGCGAAGAAATTGGACTAATGAACGTCTATTTAGCAAAAATGAAAACACCTGTCAAACGGGAGTCAAGTGTAGCTTCTATTCTACGTCCATTGACTCAGCGTTCTATCGTAGCAAATGACAAGGTCTTTGCGGTACGGGACGATAAGGACTTCCTATCTACTGAATCACGCTGGAAGTCTGTAGAGGACATTAAATACGGGACTTTGATCTTGCTCTATACTAAAATCGACGGGCGCAGTAAATTTCTAAAACAGTTCAGTGACCATGTCGTTCAATTTGACCGAATGACTACTACGCAACTAATGAACCATTTTTCGAAAAAGTTCAAAGTTCCTGCGGACCTGCTGGAACAGGTCATCGAACTATGTGATAGGGATTACTCACGGATCGAAAACGAACTGGACAAGATTAGCCGGGTGAAATTACCTACCGAGGAAGCCGTGGACTCCCTTATTCATAAGGATTTACAGTTCGAAGTCTTTGAGGCCGTGGATAGTGTTATTAGATACGAACCGCAGCGAGCTTTTGAATATGTTCAAACTTTAATAGCAACGCAAGACAATGTTCTTGGGTTCCTTACCCTTTTATACAATAATTTTGCCGCAGCTAGTCGAATTTTAGGTACGGAAAACGCTAAAGAGTCGACAGTAAATGTCAAGCAATTTACAATCAATAAGATCAAATCGAACTTTAATTACTCACTTGATTCAGCGTTCGAAGGAATGACTATTATCGGCGATATTGTTGAAGGTATTAAAACGGGGCTCTATACAGATGTCGTCGGTGTTCAAATTTGTTTATTAAAAATTTTCAACTTGTCGTAAACAAAATCAAGGAAATTGGTGTATATTACATTAAACAATTGAAGGAGGTACGCATGGGGAACAAATCACCAACGGCACGAATATTTTTAGCAGGAAATTTAGGTTACTTAGAAAACCTAATCACTCAGTACGGAGGATCTACTCCTATCGAACAAATCTATCAAAAAGAAAAGGAAAAACATAATGAACTACATTAAACGATTCAAAAAAATTGTAACCGAAAATATCGAACGCGACGGCATTGACAACCTAATGGAATGGGTCGAACATGAGACCGACTTCTTCACTGCACCAGCTAGCACTCGCTACCATGGATCTTATGAAGGCGGTTTAGTTGAACACTCATTGAACGTCTACGACCGTTTGGTATGGGAAATGGAAAATACAGTCGGCGCAGGTTGGCAAGAAATTTATAGCCCTGAAAGCATTGCGATTATCGCTTTGTTCCACGACCTATGCAAGATCGACCGCTATGTCATTACTGAAAAATGGCGCAAGGATGAAAATGGAGATTGGGAAGCCTACGAGGCCTATGAGTACAATAAGGAAAAAGCCGAAATGGGACATGGAGCGCAATCAGTGTTCTACCTACAAAAATTCATTCAGTTGACTGAACTTGAAGCCCAAGCTATTTTCTGGCACATGGGAGTCTATGATATTAGTCCTTACGCTACATTAGCCGCATGTAGCGAAACGTTCAAATGGAACCCACTTGCGTTCCTAACTCACCGCGCTGACATGGCTGCGACCTACGTCACAGAGAATGAAGCATTCGTTTACGGCGAAGGTACGGACGAAGAAGAAGTGAAGGTAGAGGAAGAAAAACCAGCTAAGAAGACTGCTCGCCGTGGACGCAAAGCTCCTGAAAAAGATCCAGACCCTGTCGACGAGGACGAAGAGCCGGAAGATAAAAAACCTAAACCAACTCGACGCCGTCGCAAGAAGGAAGAACCTAAGGAAGAGCCTGAAGTGAACGAAGGTGACGACAATGAAGAGGAAGATCCAAAACCTACTCGCATTACACGTCGCAAAAAGACTGCTCCTAAAGATGAACCTAAAGAAGACGCCGAAGCGCAGGACGAGGACGTCGAAGAAAAACCTAAGTCAAGTATTAGAATGCCACGCAAAGGAGCACACGCAGCGGCAAAAGCCGTCGAACCAAAAACCTACTACTTCTACAACCAGGACGATGATTACTATTACAAGAAGGACGAAAATGATCCAGACGATCCAAATGACATCCTTGTTGATGAAGAAGAGTACCTCAATGCTATGTGTCCAGTATTAGAAGAAGACTTCTTCTATGTACTCGACGGCAAAGCTAACGTATTGCGTAAAGGGGAACGCTTGCCGGAAGAGTACGATGAAGAGACTTGGGAACCAATTACCGAAGCCGAGTACGAAGAAATGGTCCACCCACCTAAAAAGACTTCCGTCCGTGCTACTCGTAAAAAACCAACTCCATCAAAACGCCCACGTCCATAAAGGAGGACTGAACAATGTGTAAAGAATGCAAAGATTACCGTAGCAAAAAATTCGGCGCCCGCATTGGTGGCAAAGGTCACGAAGAAATCAAAGTCGAGTTTACATTAGGTGAGCTTGAAGACATTACCGAAGCTATCACTGAACGAGCTTTAAAGACTAAGGATCCGGAAAATCTAAAACTTGTAGCTTGCTTTGCCCTAGCTTCTAGTCGCCTTATGGACGCTCATAAAGAGACTACTATCGCTGAAGGAAAATATAAAGGGTTCCGTGAGTCTATCCAAGAGATCGTAAACAAGAACGATCCTGCAACGGCCTTGGAAGACCTAAAGGAAATCCTAACTATCAATGAAAAGGTCGACAATGTACTGAACACCTTACAAGAGATGGGAGTGTTGTAAATGGAACGAATAAAGACGTTATTTCATGTGATCTACGCTAACGGTACTCATTTAGAAGTAGCAGCTTTATTCGACACCATTGACGATTACGATGACGCAGTTGAAGATATTCAGGGTTACATTGATAACCCTGAATTTTATAATCAAAAGTGTATTAGGTTGACACCTTACAACCCGGACATCAATGGTGACGTTATTGCTACCGACATACTACTTCGATTAGACGATCTTATCTATGTCGACGCAGCGTGTGAGACAATTAAGTATGAGGAACCTATAGCATGAACCCACAACGAAAAGAAATGAACCAACGGATCCTCGACCTAAGAGGAGACTACACAAGAGCACGCGCCCGCATCAATTGGTTATTAGCTAATGACGATAAGGGCGAAGAGTTCGAACAACTGGAACAGTTCGTAGGGTATATCGACACGCTTGTCGAGTGCTTCCCAGAGAACCAACGTATGATCATTCGGCTATGTATCCTGGACGATATTCCACTAAGCAAAGCGGCAATCGACATTGGCTATCATTATACTTGGGTACTAGCCTTGCGCGATAAAACTGTAATCGCTTTGGAGGAAGTCCTAGCAGGTGATAAAATTATTAGATCTAAACTAGGTCTACAAGTGAAGGAGAAATTAAATGATATTTATACTGAAGGTGATGCTACTTAGCGTATTCGTACTATCAGCATTTTGCCTGACTTGTTCCATGATATACCTTGTAGCAGGGAAGCAGGAGGACGGACGTAGTCCTATCGCCTTGTTTTTGGGGTCTGTCGTAAGCACTGTCGCGTTTTTCGGAACGCTGGCGATACTTGTATACCTGCCATGAAAAACACGCGCAAAATTGCTATACCGACGCGCAGAGCGAGCGCACGTCAGGAGAAAAAAGTAGCTCGCCAATTAGGTGGTAAAGTTCAACCCAATTCCGGAGCTACGGATTATTACAAAGGGGACGTCATTACGGACGACATGCTTATTGAATGTAAAACAGTGATGAAGCCCCAAAAGACAGTAAGCCTGAAGAAGGAGTGGTTTGACAAAAATGAACAAGAACGGTTCGCAGCGAAAAAAGATTACTGCGCATTAGTGTTCGATTATGGAGACAATGGTGAACAGTATATAGCAATGACGCTACGACAGTTCAATCGAATGATGGAGGATAAAAATGCGTAAAGTTTATAGCCTAACCCCGGACGGAACAAAAGTTGTAGGGGATACTTGTTACCCTACACGTGACTATATTGATGTAACAGGATTAGATCCTATTGTAATATATACCGCACTCGAGCTCCTATCTCGTAGTGTTGTAGGTGTAAACAAGTACGGAACTACATTAGCTGAAAATAATAAGGATGACTTCCTGCAGCACGCTAAAGAGGAGGCGCTGGATCTGGCGAACTACCTCACTAAGTTACAATCGCAAAAATAAAAAGACCTAAATGAATAGGTCTTTTTTTACTTGCCTAAGTACGCAAGGGATTGACTTTGAATCTCCGCAAGGAAATCACCAAAGGATAACCCCTTGTAAGCTAGTTCCTTTTTAGTGTACGAACTTACTAGCCGGGCTAATAGGCAATCGTAAAAGTCTGGATCTTTAGTATTAGTGATGCCAATATAGTTCAGTATGTCCGCCGGTTCGATGTTGTATCTATCTTCCATTACTTGTTTCCTTCCTATTGTAGACACGCGCTTTGCTGAAGTCGATTTGTTCTGCAGGGATTGCCTTGTCGTATGTCCACGCCCGGCAATTATCGAACTTGAACAATCGGCAAAACATAGATTCACTATGATCGAAACTTTCCGTACATTGTTTGATATCTACTTCCACTTCGAACACTACAATATCAATAGCACGCAAGGCTAAAAAGGCTACGGCCTTTTCATAACTTTCCGCAAAATATATAACCCCGGAGGAGGGCTTTAAACCCTCGTCCAGGATATCACTTAGGTTACTAAAATCAGTCGCGTGGTATAGCTTCATTATTTTCCTCTTCCTTGTCAATTAAATCGATAGCCTCGTTCAACATTTCCTGGATATCCCAAGTAACTAATCGACCTTTATATTCGATAACAGTTGTAACACCCGCAAACGAAATGTCGATCTTTTCGCCATTTTCGGGATGGACTGCGTCCGCTTGATGAAATCTCATAATGAGTACGTTCTTTTCTTGTAATGTAGGTTTAGCCATTTTGTTTTCCTCCTTTATATCCGATAACAGTCTTTTACTTGTTCCTTTGTATACTCTTCAAATGTTGCGCGAGGTAGGTCAGCGTTATAAGTGTTCCATAATACTAATTGATCGCCTGGTAAATTACTACCGAACTGCGCAATGAAATCGGTAATAATAGTCGGTAATGAACGTTCAAAGTGAATATTCTTATATTCGTTTAGTTCAATAGCTAACTCGTCTTTAGTATCGAATAGGGATACATACTGCGCAACGGCACGTGCAATGGACTGACGTGTTGAACGTCCGTCACTAATCTTGTTGTGAAGTGCGTTTAATTCTTTATAGTGTTTCATTTTGTGTACCTCTTTACTTGTTTAATTTAATCATATAAGCAGAAGCGTCAGTATCTAAGACGCATTGTAGCTCTGAGTCTTTAGTGATCTTTTCAACTGCGATTACTTCAACTTCCATTATAGAGTTTGAACTGAATACTTGCCAGCGTTTTCCTTCAGCTAATACTTCAGTGACGTCCTTATCTACTACGATTAGGTATTCAGTAGGATCGAATGTATTTTTTAGATTAGATAGTTTCATTTTGTTTACCTCGTTTTGTTTTACTTTATGTAACTATTATACTGTATTACCGGGTAATAGTCAAGCCTTTTTCTCAAAAAAGTTCGAAAAAGTTGAACTTTTTTTTTCAATTATTTTGGACGCTAAAAAAAATAAGGTCGCAGGACCTTATTCTTACTTGATGTAAAGTTTAATTAGTTGGCATTCGATGTCGCCGTAGTTAGTGAATCGAACTTCCTCAACTACCTTGTCCATGTAAGCTCCTAGGTCTTCGATGCGACCTTCTGTGATCAATGTGTTGTATTTATTGAAGATTTGGTAGTACCATTCATCACCGAATTGTTTGATAGCTACCTTTACTGTATTAGTTGCGTTCATTGTAAGTTCCTCCTGTTTTTCTTTATTTCTTACTTACAACTATATTATACAGTATTACCCGGTAATAGTCAACCCCTAAAGTCGAAAAAGTTCATTTTTTTTGAAAAAAAAAATAAGGCGCTGAAGCCTTATTCTTGCGTAAGTTGTTCGTAAGCGTAGTCGATAAGCTGCTCGCGTGAAAACTGAAAGATCTTACCATTTAAACATACAACAGGAAGCAAGGATCCATCGGTGCCGATAAAGCCTTGTCCCTTGTCCGTAACAAGATACTCGCGTTGATTAGCAAACAGTTTGACATCACTTTGATCTTTAATCGTCCCAAGCATCAACGTCACCTACCTTTCGAACTTTTGTATTACAATCCAAGCATCGCCAATATTGACCACTAGGAACGGGCGTCAAGTTGTCACTAATTTGTTCCCCAGTTTGCGTCATAATGAACGTTCCTGCGTATTTAAAGGTTCGCCCGATATAAGTCGAATTACATTTTGGACATCGCATAGTCGAAGCCTCCTTTACATTTCTATATAGTTCAATACACTTGTCATCTTTAAAGGGCTCCCCTTCATTGTAGATTAGACCTTGCGGTAAGTCCTGGACGTCCGTACCATCGTCTAATAAATCGCCGATAGTGTGACAGTAAGCAGTCAGTACAGTGAACAAGCCGGGCGCGTGTTCCTTTTTAATTTGAACCTCCGTACACGTCATCCAACGCTGCGGAGTTTTGGTGAATATTCGAATACCCTTTTCATAGCTTTGATTAGGATCAATCAATCCAAGTAGGCGCAAAAGGGTACCATTTAACGTCATATCCAAGTACACTTGAAAAGAGTCTGTATCCGCTAAGTATTTACAAGTTACTTTGCGATAAATAATTTTAGGTACCTGTCGAACTACTGTCGCCAAATTAGGGCGAAATTTCTTACCTTGTTTTGGTTTGCGTTTTTTATTTTTAGCCATAGCTTATTCCTTATTCATTTTAGCTACCATCTTTTGATAGCGAACTTGTTCACTTGATGTATTGTGTATAGCTTCCAAGCGCTTGTCCAGTTGGTTCACTTCCACTTGTAATTGGCTAACCTGCACGCGCAGCATCACGATATTACAAACAAGCGCAGCGAAAAGGAGGACACCCCCTAACGCTACGGATACTCTAAATTTATTAAGTTTACGCATAATGTTCCTCCTTAACTCAAAAGCGCGTGTCGCTGAAGTAATTGGTTCGCATGTTCCTTACATGTTGAACTATTGAACCTTTTCGCTAATTGTTGATAATACGCTGCTTCCGTCCAGCAATGTTGACGCTCCATTTCTGTAGCACGTTCGCCGAAATTGATAGGAGTAAACTCCTCTTTTCTATCAAAAATAACCATCTTATTTTCCTCCTAATATAATCCACTTTGGTCGACAAATCCTTGTAACCATTTTAGTACCTTTAACAATAACTTAGCAAACAATCGAACGATGAACATTTTAGTCCTCCTTTGTGTACTTTTCGAAAATTGGCAAAGCTGGTTGCGCAAGACGTTTGCGACGTTCAGTTGTAGGTCCTTTGCGTTTACTTGCTAAAGCCTTACGCACGCCCGCTAAGTTACGGATCCTATAACTAGCGGCATTGTGTAGGATCTTAGCTTCCTTTTCAGTTAGTTGTAAGTAGCGCAATGAAGTAACGTCTACCTTATTTTCACCAGCTGGTACATACAAAGGAACACAACCTTCACCAATTGAAGGTATGTTCCATACTGAATAACCACTTGGAATAGTTTTAACTTGTTTGAATACGTCTCCGCCGTTTTTAATTGTTTTCATTTTGTTTACCTCTTTGTTTTTATTTTGTTTTCCTTTATGTATACATTATACCATATTACCCGGTAATACGCAACCCTTTTGCTCGAAAAAATTGAACTTTTTTTTGAACTTTTTTTTCAATTATTTTGCGCAGTAAGGAAAAATAAATAAGGCCGCAAGGACCTTATCTATTATTTAATGAAGTCGATACGTGAGTTATATCCTTTATCATGCCATTTAACTACACCAAGTTCGATCAAGTATTCTTTAGCATTTACTAAAGTAGCTTTGACTTCTTTACCTAATAGTGAAGTTGAGCATCCCCAGCTAATTGTGCGAACTTTACCATTTGCGAAAAACAATTTAGCGTACTGAGTAAGGTCGTTACTTTTGAAAAATGTAATTTGAGTAATTGAAGTTGGGCTAGCTTCTACCATTACGTTGATTACCATTTCGTCATTGTCTACCATATTGAATTTGAACATTTTGTGTTCCTCCTGTTTTCTTTGTTTATCTTACTTACAAGTTAATTATAACATATTACCGGGTAATACGCAACCCCTAAATCGAAAAAAGTTCGATTTTTTTTTAATTTTTTTTTTCGAAAAAAAAAGTAAGGCCCGCTAAAGGACCTTACCTATAACTTTAAATACCTTCATCAATAATGATTACAGGATTGCCATTTCGACTTTTAATAATAATTTCGGCTTCAATGTTTTCGCCAAAATTAAAAATCGGCGCAATGTGTTTTACTTCTACAAATACTTTATCTTCTACTTCATCATAGTATGGATTTAGTTCCTCCATATCTACTTCATAGTTATCCAAAAGTTCTTCGGCGGTAAAATATGTTTCACTTCTAACTTCAAATTTCATTTTTAGTTCCTCCTTTTAGTTCCTTATTAAATGTCCAATGTTACTACATAAACGGCCGCAGTTGGGTCTTCCAAGTCCCATTCAATAACTTCTTCATCACTAAGTTTTTCCATTTGAAGAACTGTAGATTTAGCAAGTTTTTTAGCGAAGTTTGATCCGTCCAAGATGTTTTCAATGTTACCTGAACCTAGGACTTCAGCTTGGTCATTGTTTACTACCATTAGGTATTCGTTAGTGAGTGCTTTTGTAAATTGTTCGAAGTTCATTTTAGTTACCTCTTTTTTCTTTATTTCTTATTTACAATTACATTATACAGTATTACCGGGTAATAGTCAAGCCTTTTTGTCAAAAAAGTTCGAAAAAGTTTAAATTTTTTTTGACGTCTTAAAAAATACGCGCAAGGAAAACACATAAAAACACGCTAAAAACTACTAAAAGTGAGCTAAAAGTATTTATCTACCTACTTATTAAATACCAAAAACAAAATCGCGCAAAACGTTGATATATCAATAAAAATCAAATGCGCGCAAAATATACTTTTCGAACTATCTACTATTAAACCCTAATATATAAAGGAATACTAGTAATAATAGTAGTAAGATTATTAGCAATTAGACCTAAGCAAACAGTAACAGAAATAGGATAAAAGCGACTTCCACAAACCAACTCTCAAAGTCCTGTAAAACCAGTATTACCAAGGGTTTACAAGACTGAACAATTTTAGAAAAACGAGACTGAACAATAGTTCGAAAACACTGAACCACTGAAACTGAACAATAGTTCGAAAGTTCGAAAACATGGTTCGAAAGTTCGAAAATAAAAGTTCGAAAAGTTCAATTGTTCGAAAGTTCGAAAATAAATGTTCAAAAGTTCGAAAAACCATTACCGAAAAAGTTCGGGAAATTTAGCTCAAAAATTGCAAAATCTTAATTGATAGAACTGAACTATAATTTATCGATTTCCGTATTACCTAGGAGCCTTTGAATGTGATTGTTTTTAGTGTATAATAATAGTGACTTAAAATAAGAAGGAGGATGTTTTATATGGGGACAACTAATGGACCTAAAACGCAAAAACCTATTTCGCGCAAAAAGCGAGGCCGTAAACCTGTGAAGCAAAAAGCGCGTGTCGATGTAGACGAGGTCATTGAGTTCGATTATAAAGGGATAAAACTTAGTAAACAAGAACGCAATGAGCGCATGAAAATTGAATTTATTAGAGGCATGGATGTCGCGGAAATTGCGCACCGTTATGGCGTGTCCAAAACAACAGTAGAGATCTTACGCTCAAAAGGTAAATGGGTCAAACTGAAAAAACAGTTCGAAGATGAAAAGGCTCTCGTCACTAATGACACTTTGACACAAATGTATGCCGGGTTCAAAGTTACTGTCAACGTCAAATACCATGCCGCTTGGGAAAAACTAATGTCTATTATAGAAATGGCTTTAGATAACCCAGACAAATACTTAATGACTAAAGATGGGCAAATACGTTGGGGAGCTTTGGATGTATTATCGAACATTATAGACCGCGCACAATTAGGACAAGAACGAGCAAACGGGATGATCCCAGCAGAGGTTCAGTATCGCCTACAAATTGAACGCGAAAAGATTACCTTGCTAAGAGCTAAGATGGGAGAAGGAGATGGCGCTGAAGAAGTTCGGGACAATTTTGTTCAGGCACTAGACGAGGCCGCAAAATCAGTTTGGCAAACATTTAGTGAAGAAACTGGTTCCTATTTAAAAGGAGTAACAGATGGTAATGAGCCTAAGGAATAAAATACCTAAATTCAACTTTGTACCTTTTAGTAAAAAACAATTACAGCTCCTTACTTGGTGGACAGATAACTCCCCTTACAAAGACTTCGACATTGTTATCGCCGATGGTTCGATCCGTTCCGGGAAGACTGTATCCATGGCCTTGTCCTTTACACTTTGGGCTATGACTGAGTTCAATGGTCAAAACTTTGCTATCTGTGGTAAGACGATTCACTCGGCGCGTCGTAACGTGATCCAACCACTGAAGCAAATGCTGGTCAGTCGCGGTTATGAAATCAAAGATGTGCGCAATGAAAATCTAATCATTATTAGGTACATAAATAAAGGAAAAGAAATAGTCAATTATTTTTACATCTTTGGCGGTAAGGATGAAAGCTCACAAGACCTAATCCAAGGGGTCACACTAGCGGGCATCTTTTGTGACGAGGTCGCATTGATGCCGGAGTCTTTTGTCAACCAAGCTACTGGTCGATGTTCAGTGGAGGGTTCGAAAATGTGGTTCAGTTGTAACCCGGGAAATCCAAACCATTATTTCAAAAAGAACTGGATCGACAAACAAATCGAAAAGCGCATTTTATATCTTCACTTCACTATGGAAGATAATCCAAGTCTTAGTGAACATGTCAAAGAACGCTATTCTAAAATGTATGCAGGTGTTTTCCGTAAGAGGTTCATTTTAGGTCTTTGGGTTACCGCGGATGGTCTTGTTTACTCCATGTTCAACGAGGAGCAGCATGTTCGAAAAGTAGATATAGAGTTCGATCGATTGTTCGTCGCAGGAGACTTTGGTATTTATAATGCAACGACCTTTGGACTTTATGGATTTTCAAAGCGCCGAAAAAGTTACCATTTAATTCAGTCTTACTACCACTCAGGTAGGGAAGCCGAGGAACAACTTACCGAAGCCGATGTCAATGCTAATGTTCAGTTCGGTTCGATACTTCAAAAAACTACCAAAGAGTATGCGAATGATTTAGTAAAGATGATTAAAGGACTCCCTATTGAATACATCATACTAGATCCTTCAGCGTCGGCGATGATTGTCGAACTACAAAAGCATCCTTATATAGTAAGAAAAAATATACCTATTATACCGGCGCGCAATGATGTTACTTTAGGTATTTCCTTCCACGCCGAACTATTGACGGAAGGTCGCTTTACATTAGACCCAAGTAACACGCACGACATAGACGAGTATTATTCCTATAGCTGGGATAGCAAGGCTAGTCAAGTTGGTAAAGATCAAGTCATTAAAGAGAATGACCACTGTATGGACCGTAATCGCTATGCGTGTTTGACGGACGCGATTATCAATGACGACTTTGGTTTTGAAATCCAAGTGCTATCTGGTAAAGGTGCGCGATAATAATAGGAAACAATATTAGATAAAATAGTGTATAATACATTATAGGAGGTAAACTACATGGCTAAAAAATCAAAAGCTATTTCCCACACCGACGAGCTGGTCAGTCAGTCCTTTGATAGCCCGCTTGCACAAAATCAAAAGTTCAAAAAGGAACTACAAGAGGTCGAAAAGTATTACCAATACTTCGACGGTTTTGATGTAACTGACTTGAACGCAGACTATGGTCAAACGTGGAAGATAAAAGAGGATTCACTTGACTATAAACCAACCCGCGAAATTCGAAATTATATTCGATCCCTTATCAAAAAGCAAGCGCGCTTTATGATGGGAACCGAACCTGAATTGATCTTCAGTCCTATTGTGGATAAGGAAGACGATAAAGCAGAAAATAAACGCATACTATTCGACCACATTTTAGGTCACGCAAAGTTCTGGAGTAAATGTAAACGAGCTTTGGTCGATGCAACAGTAGGAAAACGAGTATTATTATCCGTTATAGCCAACCCAGGTGAGGCAATCGATGTTCAGTTCTACTCCATGCCGCAATTTTCCTATATAGTAGACCCTAAAGATCCGTCCCGTCTTTTGTCCGTGGACATTGTGTATCAGGACGAACGCACGAAAGGGATGTCCACTGAAAAACAATTATGGCATCACTACCGTTATGAAATGAAATCGGGAAGTTCGAACTCAGGTATTACTACCGCGCTGGAAGATGTCGAAGAGCAATGCTGGCTCACCTACACGTTGACCGACGGAACTTCGAACCAAATCTACATGACGGAAGATGGGCAAACTACAATCAAAGAAAAAGACGCAAAACTAATTGAAATCGAAGACAATTTAGGTAATAAGGTTCAAGTACCATTAAAAGTACAAGAGTCGGCACCAACTGGACTTAGTCAAATCCCTTGTAAGGTCATTTTAAATGAACCCCTCACTAATGACGTATACGGGACAAGTGACGTCAAAGACCTCATCACTATCGCGGACAACACGAACCGAACTATTAGTGACATGAGGGACTCCCTTCGATTTAAAATGTTCGAGCAACCCGTCATCATTGATGGATCTTCGAAGTCTATCCAAGGAATGAAGATTGCGCCGAACGCTTTGGTCGACATTAAGAGTGACCCTACATCATCCATTGGAGGCGCTGGAGGAAGACAGGCGCAAGTCACTACAATCTCCGGGAACTTCAACTTCCTACCTACTGCGCAATACTATTTAGACGGGGCTAAAAAAGCCATGTATGAACTCATGGACCAACCTCTTCCGGAAAAAGTACAAGACGCGCCGTCTGGGATTGCCATGCAATATCTATTCTATGACCTAATGAGTAAGTGTGACGACAAGTGGGCCGAATGGGATGACGCTATTGAATGGCTTATCGAACTAATTGAAGAAATTTTAGGTAAGGTAGGCGTAGACTTAGGGCTATTACCACAAGACATTCAATCAAGTTACCAAACACTTACGACATTGACAATCGACCACCGTTATCCATTACCAAGTGACGAACTTTCTGCTAAACAAACTGCACTCACTGAAGTACAGACAAATGTTCGAAGTCATCAATCTTACATTGAAGAGTTCAGTAAGAAGGAAAAAGCCGACAAAGAGTGGGAACGTGTATTGCAGGAACTTGCGCAGCTTGATGAAATTTCCGCCGGCGCTTTACCTGTATTAGCTGAAGAATTAAACGAACAAGGAGAACCACAAGATGAAAACCCGCAAGAAAAAACAATTGAAGAACCAAGTACGCCAGAACAACAAGAGCAACAAGCCCAAGATCGAATCTAAAACGGTCTTTGATGTAAACTGCGATCACTGCGAGCACAAGTTCGAACTATCGTCTAAACAAATTATCTCCAAGCATATTGAACGCGGCGTCGAGTGGAGGTTCTTTGAATGTCCTAAGTGTCATTATAGGTTCACTACTTATGTCGGTGATAAAGAAATCGAAAAACTAATTCGATTTAGAAATGAATGTCGTTCAAAAATGAAAAAGGAATTAGGTAAGGGAGCAGCAATGAACCAAAATCTTTACCACGATTATCGCATGAAGGACGAAAACGCCGGGCATAAAATTTCAGGCCTTACCGCAAAATTGAAAAAGGAGCTGAACATTGAGCAAAGAGAAAAAGAATGGGTATCTCAGTAGCTGGGAAAAAGCTATACACGAGACCAACATTAAACTGACACTTGAACAAGAGAAGGCCGTGTTAAAAGCGTTCAATGATGCTGGCGTAGACTTAATAGAAAAGATTAAAAAATCCCGTAACGGCTACTTACCTAAACGGATCTATAAAGACTACGCTTACGACCTTCACAAGGTTCTAGTCCACGTTATGCACGAATACTCCCAAAAAGCCGCAGAGAACGCCGTGGATGGACAAGTTTTACATTTACTGAACATTTTAGGAGAAGACGGAAATGCTACTGCTAAAGACTTTGGAAAAGAAGTTCGTTCCGCGTCATTAGTCTTTTCCCGTAAAGCCGCTGAAGCCGTTACTAAAGGAGAAATCTACAAAGACGGGAAGAACTTGTCTAAACGTGTTTGGTCTAGTGCTGCACGCGCAGGGAATGACGTTCAACAAATTGTCACGCAAGGTCTTTCAAGTGGCCTGTCCGCGGTCGACATGGCTAAACTATTAGAGAAGTACATTGATCCAAAAGCTCGTAAGGAGTGGGACTTCGAACAAATCGCCGAAAAGTTGGGTAAGACTACTGCACGCAGGTATGAAAATTTAGAGTACAATGCTTTAAGACTAGCAAGAACTACCATTAGTCATTCAGCTACCGCTGGAGTCCGCCAATGGGGAAAAGTGAACCCTTACGCTAGAAAAGTTCAATGGCACTCCGTACACGCGCCGGGTCGAACTTGTCAGGCGTGTATCGATTTAGACGGAGAAGTCTTCCCTATTGAAGAATGCCCGTTTGATCATCCTAATGGGATGTGTTACCAAACTATATGGTACGAAGATTCATTGGAAGAAATTGCCGACGAGTTACGCGGTTGGGTAGACGGAGAACCGAACGATGTATTAGACGCTTGGTATGACGATCTAACCGCAGGGAAAATCGAAAAATACAGTGACCTGGATTTTGTTAAAAGTTATTAAGATATCGTTTTCGAACGGTATCTTTTTTTTATCTATAATTAGTCTACAGGTAGCTTTCGTTCGAAATATAGTAAAAAAGGTTCGATTCTGTTATAATAATACATGAAAAAGGGATCCTGTCACCTTAACGACTTGAACTTGGTTTCACTGTTCCAAGTAAATAAAAACGGAAGATTCAGCCGGAGGGCGTAAACTCAAGGAGGATATCAAATGGCTTATCATTTAGAAGACCTTTTAAAAGGTTTGGATGAACCAACGATCAAAAATGTCACAGAGCATGTGAAGGCTAAAGCAAAAGAATTGGACGCAAAATTGTTCATTGACGGTGACGGTCAACATTATGTACCACACGCACGATTCGATGAAGTTGTTCAACAACGCGACCAAGCGAACAATTCGATTGAGCAATACAAGACGCAAGTTTCTACATTGTCTAAACAAGTTGAAGATGGTAGTGATGCGCAGGCTACGATTCAAAACCTACAAAGTCAATTAGACGCTCAAACTCAAATTGCTAAAAGTGCTTCAGTTATTTCGGCTCTACATCCTTTGATTACTGATTCCATTGCTCCCGCAGCGGATATTCTTGGATTTATGAACCTGGACGACATTACCGTCGACGACAAAGGTAACGTCAAAGGTTTAGAAGATCAGTTGAAGTCTTTGCGTGAGTCTCGTAAATACTTATTCAAAGAAAATCCTAAAGACGAGGACGTACCTAACCCTGAATCTTCCCAAAGAGGAGCTTCCGGCACAGGTAAGCCTGGCAACTCAGGTCGCGTAGGCGCAGGAGTTCCCGAGCCGCGTGAAGTAGGATCCTTTGGTAAGCAACTCGCTGAATCATTAGCCCAATCACAAAGTGCTACTGGTCAGCAACCAGCTACATTCTTTAAATAATAGGAGGAAAAGGCTATGCCTAATGTACGAGTTAAGAAAACTGATTTCAATCAAACTACTCGAAGCGTTGTCGCAATCCCAGACCATTATGTCGCCCTAAGCGCTCAAATCCCTGCTACTGCTGCTACTGACGTAGGTGGTAAGAAGTATATTTTAGCCGGAACTTGCGTGAAGAACGCCACTACCTTGGAAGGTCGCAAGACTGGACTTGAAGTAGTAACCACTGGCGAACAATTTGATGGTGTCATCTTTGCGGATCAACGTGTTTACGACGGTGAAGATAAAGTCACTGTCACTGTTCTTGTTCATGGATTTGTTAAATACGCAGCTCTTCAAAAAGTTGCAGGAGCAGTCCCTGAATCTAAAAACCCAATGATTTTGGTAGTAAAATAGGAGGAAGTATTAGATGAATATTTATGATTACCTAAATGCGAGTGAGGTCGCTGCTTACATCCAAGCACTACCTTCGAACGCTCTTCCATACCTTGGACCTTCACTTTTCCCTAATGCGCAACAAGCAGGGACGGACATTTCTTGGCTAAAAGGTGCTAATAACCTTCCAGTAACAATTCAACCATCTAACTACGATGCTAAGGCTAGCATCCGTGAACGTGCTGGATTTAGCAAACAAGCTACTGAAATGGCGTTCTTCCGTGAATCAATGCGTTTGGGTGAAAAAGACCGTCAACAACTTCAATTGTTATTGACTCAAAGCCAAGGAATGGCTCAACCAATCATCACTCAGCTATACAATGACACTAAAAACCTTGTCGACGGTGTAGAGGCGCAAGCCGAATACATGCGTATGCAGTTGCTTCAGTACGGTAAATTTACAGTTAAATCTACCAACAGTGAAGCTCAGTATACCTATGATTACAACATGGACGCTAAACAACAATACACTGCTGCGAAGAAATGGACTGACCGTACTACATCCGACCCTATCGCCGACATTTTGGCGGCTATGGACGACATGGAAAACCGTACAGGTGTTCGTCCTACTCGCATGATTATGAACCGTAACACTTACAACAACATGACGAAGAGTGACTCAATTAAGAAAGCTCTTGCGATTGGTGTTCAAGGGTCATGGGAAAACTTCATGCTATTAGCTGCGGACGCTGAAAAGTTCATCGCCGAGAAGACTCAACTTCAAATTGCGGTGTACTCTAAGAAGATTGCGCAATTTGCTGACGCCGACAAATTGCCTGACTCGGGTAACATCCGTCAGTTCAACTTGATCGATGACCACGTCGTTGTCTTGCTTCCTCCAGATCCAGTTGGTCACACTTGGTACGGAACTACTCCAGAAGCGTTTGACTTGGCGTCAGGTGGAACAGACGCACAGGTTCAAGTCCTTTCAGGTGGACCTACTGTCACTACTTACATGGAAAAACATCCAGTGAACGTGGTGACTGTCGTTTCTGCGGTAATGATCCCATCGTTCGAAGGAATTGACTATGTCGGGGTTATCAAAACCAACGAAGGCTAATTTTTAGGAGGTAATTTATGGCTACACTAAAAGCATTGAGTACGTTGATTGTCTCCGGGAGTGTAGTGCATACGGGTTCAGTGTTTCACTGTCCCGATGCGCTAGGAGCTTCCCTCAGTGATCGTGGTTTTGCCTTCGAACTGAAAGAAGCCGAGGGTACAGATAGTTCAGTAACTGAAACTGAATCTCCTGTTTTAGACGACGAGGCCGAGGTTGAAAAGATGCGACAAGAGTATGCGTCTATGACAGTCCCTCAACTCGCCGAACTGGCGCAGGCTAACGGTATTGACCTAACTGGACTTACTCGTAAGAGTGAATATATCGACGCACTTATTGACTACGAACTAGGAGAGTAACATGGCAGAAAAAGCGGATATTGACTTGGTTATGGAGAATATAGGGAACACTCAATCCCCTAATCCATATCCAGAAACGTACATCTCCGCTCTTTTAGATCGTCACAAGTCAGTTGCGTATGTAAGCTATAAATTATGTCTTCTTAAAACGCGCAATGACGCTGTGACTCTTGGACCTATTACTTTGAAAGGTGACGCCGAATACTGGAAGAACATGGCTCAGTTCTTCTATGACGAGTATAAAGCGGAGCAACAAGAGCAAGACCTTTCAGCGAGTACAGGGTCTACTATTTTAATGAAAAGGGCGGACGGAACATGACTTATGACTACAATTATGTCGAAGCACAAGTTCGTCGAGCTATTGAGACTGCGCCTACTAAGATAAAAGTAACAAGGGACGAATGGGTCAGTGATGGCTATGGTGGTAAAAAACGAGACAAATCAAAGGAACTTGTATTAGAGAACGCCACTTGTCTATTCGACAATTCAACCGGCCCTGACCTACTGTCCAATGCTACGGACGCTGGTAGAATTTTTGCTCAAAATGGGATTAGACTCTTCATCATGTTCAATGACGGAGGCGATAAAATCAAGCCTAGTGATACCGTTACGATTATTCAATCAGGTAGACGGTATCGAGTAGTCGAAGTCCATAACATTTTAGAGCAAAATATCGTAGTCGAACTGAAATTGGAGGTAAAGGACTAATGGCTGATCTTGTATGGGATCCTAGTGAGTTCGTTCAGTCCTGTGAACAATACCGAAGCAAGTTCCTTACGTCTGTTTTACTTATCTGTGAAATAGCTTCTACTAAAATGGAGGCTTACGCTAAGTCTAATGCGATATGGACGGACCGTACTGGTAACGCCCGACAAAAGTTGCGAGGGGAAGCTGCATGGGTTAGTAAGGATCAAATTATGATCGCAGTATCGCACCACATGAGCTACGGCTTTTGGTTGGAACTAGCGCACGGACGCAAGTACAAGATACTTGAACAGTCTATAGAGGACAATGTGGAAGAATTGTTTAGGGCTCTAAGACGATTAGTAAGCTAGGAGGATGAAATGACAAAACGTACTTCAATGATGGACAGACTAAAGGAGATACTACCAACTTACCAACTGTCTCCTACGCCAATGCTTCCCGGACTTCAGTTCGGCGAAACGGAGGATGAATTAGACCGTCCGGATGATTATATCGTACTAAGGTTCAGTCATCGAATGCCTAGCGCTACAAATAGCCTAGGAAGTTTTTCATACTGGAAGGTTCAAATCTACGTCCACTCTAATTCAATTATAGGGATAGATGACTATGGTCAAAGAGTTCGAAAACTGATTAAGGACATGGGTTATGAAGTAACCTACTCCGAGACAGGGGACTACTTCGACACGATGTTATCTCGTTATAGACTAGAAATCGAATATAGAATACCACAAGGAGGAAATCTATAAATGAGTAAGGATATTCTTTACGGAATTAAGTTTGTCGAAATTGAAGAACTTGATCCATTGACTCAGCTACCGCGAGTTGGTGGATCTAAGTTTACAGTCGACACCGCTGAGACTGCGGAACTTGAGTCAGTAACCTCGGAAGGTACGGAAGACATCAAGCGCAATGATACTCGTATTCTTGCGATCGTGCGTACGCCAGACCTTTTGTATGGTTACGACCTAACATTCAAGGACAACACGTTTGACCCTGAAATTATGGCACTCATTGAAGGTGGTACTGTTCGCAAAGTGAACGAAGCTATCGCCGGATATGACTCACCGATGCTTGCACAAGGCGCAACAAATATGAAGCCATTTAGGATGAATATCTATGTGCCTAACTATGTAGGGGACTCAATCGTCAACTACGTCAAAATCACTTTGAACAACTGTACTGGTAGCGCTCCAGGACTCAACATTGGTAAAGAGTTCTATGCACCTGAGTTCAAAATTAAAGCCCGCGAGGCTACTAAGGCTGGACTTCCTGTTAAGTCAATGGACTACGTTCCTACACTCCCTGCTATCCTTCGCAATGTGAAGTATGATTTAGCTGGTGGTAACGGAACTGCGAACCCTGCTAAAGTGGAAGTTGGTAAGAAGGTAACACCTAAACCAACTGATCCAACACGCACAGACGGCAAAGTCTTCAAGGGTTGGAAGATCCAAGGTGAATCCACAATGTGGAATTTCGATACAAGTGTTATGCCTGACCGCGATATTACACTTGTCGCACAATACGCATAATTTTAGAAAGGTACTGCTATGAATAACAACATTATCACCGCTGAACAATTTCGTCAAAAATCGTTCCAAGTCATTCCTCTTCCAGGTTTTGGAAAAGACGCTGAGCCTATTTATGTTCAAATTCGCTCGGCCGGGGTAATGAACTTGATCGCGAACGGTCGTATTCCTAATACCCTTTTAGGTAAGGTCACTGAACTTTTTGGGGAGACCCAAGAAGTCGTTAAGGACGACCTTTCAATGAACGCGATTACTGATGACCAAAAACGTAAAGCCTTGGAAAAACTGAATAAAAGTGATTCAGGCTTGCAGGACATGGCCGAGTTATTGCGTGTCTTTGCGGAAGCTGCGTTGGTTCAACCTACTTACGCAGAAATCGGGGAGTACATGACGGATGATCAGTTGATGACAATCTTCAGCGCCATGTACGGTGAGGTAGCTTCGGCAGAGTCCTTTCGTTCAAACGAAGGAAATGTCTAATGTCATAGCAGTCGCTACTGAATTTCATATTAGACCTAGTGATGTCGTAGGACTGACCACAGAAATTGGACGCTATTGCTTCGATACTGCGGCAGTTGCTTACATTCGTTACATCGCGGACGATAAGACTCCTAGGTACCCTGGAGACGAGAAGAAGAATCCAGGTTTGCAAATGCTAATGGAGTGACTTTATTTAGTCGCTCCTATTTTTTATTTAATAGAAAGGAAGATATATGGATTTTGGATCAATAGCAGCCAAAATGACGCTAGATATTTCCAATTTTACTAGTCAACTGAACCTGGCTCAAAACCAAGCGCAGCGACTAGCGGTTGAAACGTCCAGATCCTTCCAAATAGGTTCAGCGTTGACTGGCATGGGTAAGGTATTATCTACGGCCGTAACGCTACCTCTTTTAGGTATAGCCGCGACTTCCATTAAAGTAGGGAACGAATTCCAAGCTCAAATGTCTCGTGTTCAAGCTATCGCAGGAGCCACAGGTGGTGAGCTGGATAAGATGAAACGACAAGCGATTGAACTCGGGGCTAAGACGGCCTTCAGTGCTAAAGAGGCTGCGCAAGGTATGGAGAACCTCGCTTCAGCTGGTTTCCAAGTGAACGAAATTATGGACGCAATGCCGGGTGTCCTCGACCTCGCTGCGGTATCTGGAGGAGATGTAGCAGCAAGTTCCGAGGCGATGGCAAGTTCCCTACGAGCGTTTGGATTAGAAGCAGGACAAGCAGGACACGTCGCGGACGTATTCGCACGAGCTGCCGCTGACACGAACGCTGAGACCGTGGACATGGCGGAGGCGATGAAATACGTCGCACCGGTTGCGCACTCGATGGGATTAAGTTTAGAAGAGACCGCTGCGTCTATCGGTATTATGGCCGACGCAGGTATCAAAGGTTCACAAGCAGGTACTACACTTCGCGGAGCCTTGTCTCGTATAGCTAAACCTACTAAGGCTATGGTTAAATCCATGGATCAATTAGGGGTATCCTTCTACGACGCAAATGGTAAGATGATTCCTCTTCGCGAACAAATTGCTCAACTGAAAACGGCTACCGCCGGGCTAACGCAAGAGGAACGGAACCGACACCTCGTAACCTTGTACGGTCAAAACTCCCTCTCAGGTATGCTTGCGCTATTAGACGCAGGTCCAGAGAAATTGGATAAAATGACTAACGCCCTAATCAACTCCGATGGAGCCGCAAGGGAAATGGCGGAGACTATGCAAGACAACCTTGCAAGTAAGATTGAACAAATGGGAGGAGCGTTTGAATCCGCAGCGATTGTCATCCAACAAATTTTAGAACCCGCATTGACGAAGGTCGTAGGTGGGATCACTAAACTTATTGAAGCGTTCCTTAATATGTCGCCCGTAGGTCAAAAAATGGTAGTTATTTTCGCCGGAATGGTCGCAGCACTTGGACCTCTATTGCTAATAGCAGGGACAGTGATGACGACAATGGTGAAACTTCGAATAGCTGCTCAGTTCTTAGGACCTGCGTTTATGGGAACGATGGGGACGATAGCTCTGGTGATAGCAGCGTTCTACGCCCTAGTCGCCGTCTTTATGCTGGCGTACACGAAATCCGAGAAGTTCCGGAACTTCATTGACAACTTGGCGCCAGCTATTAAGAAAGGACTAGGTATTGCAGCCGAATGGGCAGCGGAAAAACTGAAACTTCTTTGGGAGTGGTTACAAAAAGCCGGAGAAAAGGTCAAAGAGTTCGGTTCGGCTATTAGTTCGAAAGTAGCTAATACCTTGCAACAATTCGGTATCAACTTAGGACAAGCAGGATCCTCAATAGGTTCGTTTATTAGTAGCGGACTTGAACGACTAGGAGGTGCTTTTGGTAAGGTTGGAGGGGTCATGTCGATCGCTGCGTCGGTTCTTACTAAGGTAGGACTTGCGTTCCTTGGGATTACAGGTCCTCTAGGTCTCGTCATTAGTCTCGTAGTGTCGTTCCTAACCGCTTGGGCTCGTACAGGGCAACTGAACGCTGACGGTATTACTCAAGTATTCGATAACTTGACTAGCACTATCCAAGGCGCTGCGGACATGATCAATCAATACTTGCCTATTTTCGTTCAAAAAGGAACGGAGATACTTGTTAAGATCATTGAAGGTATAGCTAATGCTATCCCGGGTGTTGTGTCCGTTATTTCACAGGTAATTGAAACGCTAGTGAACACTCTTTCAAGTATTCTACCGACAATACTGGCAGCAGGGGTTCAAATCCTAACGGCTCTAATAAACGGTATTGCGCAAGCGTTACCAACTATTATCCAAGCAGCGATTCAAATTATTATGGCGTTATTTAACGGCCTTATTCAAGCGTTACCAACGATTATTAGCGCAGCGATACAAATCATCCAAGCTCTTATTCAAGGACTTGTAGAGGCTCTACCTGCTATCATAGAAGCAGCGTTACAAATCATCACAGGACTTGTCCAAGGACTAATCCAAGCACTACCGATGATTTTAGAAGCAGCGTTACAGATCATTATGGGACTTGTGAATGCCTTAATTGAAAATATCGGCCCTATCCTAGAGGCAGGTATTCAAATCCTTATGGCGCTTATCCAAGGGCTTATTCAAATGATTCCGGAACTTATTGTAGCAGCGATTGAAATTATAACGACGTTATTGACTTCAATCTTGTCGAACTTGCCTCAACTACTTGAAGCGGGTGTCAAGTTGCTACTTGCGTTGATACAAGGTCTAATCCAAATGATCCCGCAGCTACTTGCCGGAGCTCTTCAAATTATGATGGCGTTACTCAAAGCTATTGTAGACTATGTTCCTAAACTTCTCCAAGCAGGGGTTCAACTTCTACAAGCATTGATCCAAGGTATCGCCTCCCTACTAGGCTCACTCGTCTCCACAATCGCCTCTATGATGGGTCAAGTGGTGAGTAAGATTGCGAGCTTCTTAGGACAGATGTTATCTGGAGGAGCGAACTTAATTCGAAATCTTATTAGTGGTATTGGTTCCATGATTGGTTCCGTAGTCGGTAAGATTGGTTCAATGGGTAGTTCCATGATCTCGCGTATCACTGGATTCGCTGGACAAATGGTAAGCGCCGGGGTCAACTTAGTTCGAGGGTTCATCAACGGTATTGGTTCCATGGTAAGCTCAGCCGTAAACGCTGCGGCGAACATGGCTAAAAGTGCGTTGAACGCCGTCAAAGGCTTCCTCGGTATCCACTCACCATCTCGTGTGATGGAGAAAATGGGGGTATATACTGGACAAGGTTTCGTAAACGGTATTGGTAACATGATTAGAACGACACGTGACAAGGCTATTGAAATGGCTTCAACAGTTACGGACGCTCTAAGCAATGTGAAGATGAACATCCAAGAAAATGGAGTAGTTCAAAAAGTCAAAGACGTTTTCGAACAAATTGTAGACGAAATGCCGGACGAACTTCCAAAACCTGGATTCGGTAAGGTATTAGACGCTATTAGAACGCCAGAAGTAGACCTTTACGGAACTAAGGACAAAGATCCAGATAAGCCTCAAGGAGGAGGAGCTTCCGGAGGTAAGGATCACACCACAATCACTATTGGAACTATTGTGGTTCGCAATAATGATGACGTTGACAAACTCTCACGCGGTCTTTATAATAAAAGTAAAGAAACCTTATCAGGGTTTGGTAACATCGTAACACCATAAGGAGGCTAGTATGGCAAACAGACAGACGCTTTTAGCAGACGGCATTGACTTGTCGACTAAAGGAGCGACCGTGCTGGACTATACAGGACTTACCTTGGCAGGATTTAAGGATTCAGGGTTTAAAAACCCAGAGGGGATAGACGGAGTATTGGATTCTCCGTCTACTGCTCTATCCGGCCTAACCGGGAGCGTCACTGTAATGTTCAAAGGCTTATCGGAAAAACAAGTAAACGCAAAATATCGTGAGTTTAAACAGTTCATTCGATCGAAATCATTTTGGCGACTTTCGACCAAAGAGGATCCTGACTTTTATCGCTTCGGTAAATTTTTAGGTGAAAGTGAACATGGATCACTGACCGAAGTTCCTGTTTTAGGGGAGGCGACTTTGATTGTCAAAATAGGTATTCAGTTCAAAGATGGCTATGAGTACACGAACGCAGTCATTCGAAAACCTTACACCTTTAAGGCTGCTGATGGAGGAGATAAACTTCCTAACCCTGGACGCCCTACTCGTCAAGTTCGATTAGAGTTAAGAGCAGCAAATCAACTGAACGGCTACTTCCGTATCGAGGAAAAAAGTTCAGGACAGTTCGTGGAGTTCGGTACTAACTCGGTACTTATGGAAGCTGGTTCAATTATCATGCTCAACTTAGGAACTTTTGAACTAATTAAAATTAGCGCAAATCAACAAGCTACGAACATTTTTAGGTACATCAAACGAGGAGCTTTTTTCAAAGTACCTACAGGCGAAGCTACAATTAAGATCCAATATCGCGCAAACGATACGGCTTCATGGACAACGACTTTGCCGGTAACGGTAGAGATGTTCCTTAACCCATCTTACTATTAGAAAGGAGATTTCATGTTAGATAACGGTCTAGTAATGAGTCCTATCCCGGACGATATTGTTTATGTCTATGATCAAAACTACAATCTACTTGGCGCCAGCGTGGAAATCTTCAGTAAGATGTATGAAGATGAAATCGTAACCCGTGCGCGAGGTAAGGAAGTATTTTCTTTTGAAAGCATTGAAACCTCTTCCATTTACCAGCATTTAAAAGTTGAAAATATTGTTAGCTTTGGAGGACGTTGGTTCCGTATTAAGTACGCGCAGGACGTGGAAGATACCAAAGGACTAACCAAGTTCACTTGCTACGCTTTATGGTACGAACTCGCTGAAGGACTACCTAAGCCTTTGAAGCATGTAGCTACTACCGTCGGCGCCGTAGCACATGACATTATCAAAGACGCAGGTAAATGGGTTCAAGTAGTATGTCCGCCAGATGGAGCTAATAAAAGAGTTCGAAGTATTACGGCTAAAGAAAATTCCATGCTATGGCACCTACGCTATTTAGCAAAGCAATACAATTTAGAGATCACGTTCGGCTATGAAGAACTATTAGAGCAAGAAGTTCGAATAGTTCGAACAGTCGTATTTCTACAACCCTACACGGAGTCAAAAGTCGACTTTCCGTTGGTCGTTGAAGAGAATCTAAAGTATGTGACTAGACAAGAGGACTCCCGTAACCTTTGTACCGCCTACAAGTTGACAGGTAAGAAGGAGGAAGGAAGTCAGGAACCTTTGACCTTTGCTTCTATCAATAACGGAAGTGACTACCTCATTGACGTCTCGTGGTTTACGTCCCGTCAAATGCGTCCTCGCTACATTGCAAAATCTAAAAGCGATGAACGTTTTAAGATTAGGGAAAATCTAATGAGTGCCGCTAGGGCTTACTTGGATATTTACTGTCGCCCTTTGATTGGATATGAAGCCTCAGCGGTCTTGTATAAGAAAATTCCAGACCTCCACCACACTCAACTCATTGTCGATGACCATTATAGCGTTATCGAGTGGCGCAAGATCTCTTCCCGAAAAATTGACTATGACGACCTATCACAGTCCGTTTTGACGTTCCAGGATCCAAGACGAGATCTAATGGACTTACTGAACGAAGACGGCGAGGGTGTATTAGCCGGGGAGTTGGAGACTGAATCCCATGTCGTTATTAGATACGCAGACGATATTCTAGGAACTAATTTCAACGCTGAATCAGGGAAGTATATCGGAGTCATTTCAACGACTAAACACCCTAATGAACTTGTCCCAGATGATTTCACTTGGGTCAAGTTACAAGGGCCGGAAGGTCCTCAGGGAGAACAAGGAACTCCAGGACGCGACGGCGTGGATGGAGTTGCAGGGAAGAACGGAGTAGGTATAGCAGATACTTCTATTACCTATGCCGTGTCCGTCTCCGGTACGCAAGAGCCTGAAAGTGGTTGGAGTGAACAAGTTCCCGAACTAATTAAAGGTCGGTTCTTGTGGACGAAAACATTTTGGCGATATACGGACGGAGCACATGAAACTGGCTATTCAGTTGCCTATATTGGACAAGATGGTAATACAGGTAAGGACGGTATAGCAGGTAAGGACGGAGTAGGTATAGCTGCTACTGAAATCATGTATGCAAGTTCGAACTCCGCGACTATTGCGCCTGCTGGAGGTTGGTCGACGCAAGTCCCTACCGTTCAGCAAGGACATTACCTTTGGACACGGACGACCTGGCGCTATACGGACAAGACTACGGAGACTGGCTATTCAGTATCCCGTAATGGACAGGACGGCGCTAAAGGAGACGCAGGGCGCGACGGTGTTCCAGGTAAGAACGGACTTGGGCTAAAAAATACTTCGGTAATGTACGGTATTAGCATGAATGATACTGTTCAACCTGGATCTTGGACAAGTCAAGTTCCTGCGCTTATAAAAGGTCAATACCTATGGACTCGAACAATTTGGACCTATACGGACAATACTAATGAAACAGGTTATCAAAAGACCTATATTCCACGCGACGGAAATAATGGACGTGACGGTATAGCTGGTAAAGACGGAGTAGGGATCAAGTCTACGACGATTACCTATGCAGGTTCTACCTCCGGAACTGTTCCACCAACAACAAACTGGACTTCGAACATTCCAAACGTTCAACCTGGCTTTTTCCTTTGGACGAAAACTGTTTGGACGTACACTGACAACACAAGTGAGACAGGATACTCCATCTCTAAAATCGGGGAAACAGGTCCAAGAGGGCTACAAGGGTTACAAGGTCCGCAAGGGCTACAAGGTATTCCTGGAGCTACTGGACGTGATGGGCGTTCGCAATATACTCACATAGCGTTCTCCGATAGTCCTAATGGAGAAGGATTTAGTCACACGGATCAGGGACGTGCCTATATTGGACAGTATCAGGATTTTAGTCCAGAACATTCAAAAGACCCTGCGGCTTATCGCTGGACGAAGTGGAAGGGTAACGACGGAGCACAAGGGATACCCGGGAAGCCAGGCGCAGACGGTAAGACGAATTATTTCCATATAGCTTACGCATCAAGTGCAGACGGATCACGTGAGTTCAGTTTAGAGGACAATAATCAACAATATATGGGTTATTACTCCGATTATGAGCAAGCTGACAGTAGAGATCGAACTAAGTATCGATGGTTTGACCGTCTTGCTAATGTTCACGTCAGTGGACGTAACTTACTAAAGGGATCTAAAGGACCTTACAAGCCCGATCGTAAACCCGGTAATTTTGACAATAACATTCTGTATTCTAATGATACCTCTATTTATATGGTACAAGGTGAAAGTTACCTAATATCTGCTAAGACTGACGGAACATTTACTGCACATCACGATGGAACCAAAGAGTCGGATAATGTAGTTCTATGGATAATGGACAAGAACATTAGAGACTATCAAATCGTATCGGACTTAAAGACAGGTACTACGGGTACAAAATTCGTCTGGAATAAACCGACTGGAACTTATCACCTGCGAGTGAATACCTATCACCGTAACGCAGTGAAGTCAGTATGGGAGGTGAAGGTTGAACAAGGTAACATTAGAACAGGATGGTCTCCTGCGCCGGAGGATATCGATGACGAACTGAACCGTAAAGCTAATCAAAAGCTAACTAATCAACAGTTGACGGCGCTAACTGAAAAAGCTCAGTTACATGACGCAGAACTGAAAGCTAAGGCTACGATGGAACAACTAAGTAATTTAGAAAAGGCTTACGAGGGTAGAATGAAAGCTAATGAAGATGCTATTAAAAAATCGGAAGCCGACCTAGTTTTAGCCGCAAGTCGAATTGAAGCTACTATCCAAGAGCTTGGCGGGTTACGGGAGCTGAAAAGGTTCATTGACAGTTACATGAGCTCCTCTAATGAAGGTCTTGTGATTGGTAAGAACGATGGTAGCTCTACTATCAAAGTAGCAAGTGACCGAATATCTATGTTCTCCGCAGGTAAGGAAGTCATGTACCTTACGCAAGGGGTCATTCACATCGATAACGGGATCTTTACCCAATCCATTCAAGTCGGGCGATTTAGAACGGAACAATACTCTTTTAATCCGGACATGAACGTGATCCGGTATGTAGGATAAGGAGAATAAAATGACAAAATTTATCAACTCATACGGCCCTCTTCACTTGAACCTTTACGTCGAACAAGTTAGTCAGGACGTAACGAACAACTCCTCGCGAGTTAGTTGGAAGGCTACTGTCGACCGGGATGGAGCTTATAGAACGTGGACTTATGGAAATATTAGTAACCTTTCCGTATGGTTAAATGGTTCAAGTGTTCATAGCAGTCACCCAGACTACGACACGTCCGGCGAAGAGGTAACGCTTGCAAGTGGAGAAGTGACCGTTCCTCACAATAGTGACGGGACTAAGACGATGTCTGTTTGGGCTTCCTTTGACCCGAATAACGGCGTTCACGGAAACATCACTATCTCTACTAATTACACCTTGGACGCTATTCCGAGGTCTACACAGATTTCAAGTTTTGAAGGAAATCGCGATCTAGGATCTTTACATACAATTATTTTCAATCGAAAAGTGAACTCCTTTACGCATCAAGTTTGGTACCGAGTTTTCGGTAGTGACTGGATTGATTTAGGTAAGAACCATACTACTAGCGTTTCCTTTACTCCTTCACTGGACTTAGCAAGGTACCTACCTAAATCTAGTTCCGGGGTCATGGACATCTGTATTCGAACCTATAACGGTACGACACAGATTGGTAGTGACTTCTATTCTAATGGTTGGAAGTTTAATATCCCGGATTCAGTACGTCCTACATTTTCGGGTATTTCTTTAGTAGAGACTAATTCAGCGGTTCGACAGATTTTAACAGGGAACAACTTCCTTCAAATTATGTCGAACATTCAAGTCAACTTCAACAATGCTTCCGGCGCTTACGGATCTACTATCCAAGCATTTCACGCAGAACTCGTTGGTAAGAACTTAGCAGTCAATGAAAATGGCGGTAAGTTAGGTATGATGAACTTTAATGGCTCCGCTACTGTAAGAGCTTGGGTAACGGACACGCGAGGAAAACAATCGAACGTCCAAAATGTTCAAATCAACGTTATAGAATACTATGGACCTTCTATCAATTTTTCCGTTCAACGTACTCGTCAAAATCCTGCAATAATCCAAGCTCTTCGAAATGCTAAGGTCGCACCTATAACGGTAGGAGGTACGCAGAAAAATATCATGCAAATTACCTTCTCCGTAGCACCACTGAACTCTACTAACTTTGTAGAAGATAGAGGTTCGGCGTCAGGGACATTCACTACTATATCTCTACTGACTAACTCGTCGGCTAATTTAGCAGGTACTTACGGGCCGGATAAGTCCTACATAGTTAAGGCTAAAATCCAAGACAGATTCACGTCAACTGAATTTAGTGCTACTGTAGCAACTGAATCAGTAGTCCTACACTACGACAAGGATGGTCGATTAGGAGTTGGTAAGATTGTAGAACAAGGAACACCGGGCTCTATTGACGCAAGAGGTAACATCTACGCCGGAGGGGATATCTTCGCTAGAGGTCGACAGATTCAACAGTTCCGTCTTACTAATCCAGACGGAGCATTGAACGCTGGTGAGTATAACGACGTATGGAACAAACGTGCTACTGAATTTGGATGGCGAAGTAATAAATACGAGGACAATCCTACGGGAACCCGAGGCGGTGAGTGGGGACTATTTAGAAATTTCTGGTTAGATACTTGGAAAATGGTTCAGTTCTTCACTACAATGTCCGGGAGAATGTTCCTGCGTACATCGAACGACGGAGGAAGATGGAACCCAGGTCGCTGGAAGGAGTTCTTGTTCAAACAGGACATGGAAAATTATAGTTGGCAAAAGCTAGTTCTTCAAAGTGGTTGGAACCATCATTCAACTTATGGAGACGCCTACTACACTAAGTCCATTGATGGGATCGTTTATCTAAAAGGTAACGTATGGAAAGGTCAAACGGATAAAGAAACTACTATCGCAGTCTTACCTGAAGGATTTAGACCGCGCAGTTCAATGTACCTACAAGCACTGAATAATGACTACGGGAACGCCATCTTGTGTATCTACACGGACGGAAGATTGACGGTAAAATCTCAGGTAGATAATAAATGGTTAAATTTAGATAATGTAAGTTTTCGTATTTAATTTGAACTGAAATCATGTTATAATAAGGGATAGAAAGGAGGTGAGTGAACATGTTAGAACTTACAAAAACACGACAAATTGTAGCTGAGTTTTCCGTAGCCCAAGGCGGTGAAAAGAAACTCGTTAAAACTACGATTATCAATATTGACGCCAACGCCGTTTCGCAAGTATCCGAGACAATGCACGACGCAGACCTATACGCTGCTAATCGCAGAGAACTTCGAGGCGACGAACAAAAATTGCGTGAAGCTCGGTACGCAATCGAAGATGAAATTTTAGCTGAACAGTCTAAGACTGAAGAAGCTGGAGCCGCTGGATAAGGAGGGTTAGGATGATACCAATGTGGCTAAAAGACACGGCCGTCCTAACGACAATTATCACAGCGTGTAGCGGAGTGCTTACTGTTTTGTTAAATAAATTATTCGAATGGAAATCGAACAAAGCTAAAGCAGTATTAGAGGATATCTCTAGTACCCTTAGCGATTTAAAACAACAGGTCGACGGGATCGACCAAACGACAGTAGCAATCAATCACCAAAATGACGTCATACAAGACGGAACTAGGAAGATTCAACGTTACCGTCTTTATCACGACCTAAAACGCGAGGTCATGCGAGGATATACAACTTTAGACCACTTTAGAGAACTGTCTATTTTGTTCGAAAGTTATAAAAATCTCGGAGGTAATGGTGAAGTCGAAGCCTTGTATGAAAAATACAAGGACCTACCAATTAGAGAGGATGAGGATATAAATGAAGCTATCTAACGAACAATACGACGTAGCGAAACGCACCGTAACCGTAGTAGTCCCAGCAGCGATTGCACTGATTACTGGTTTAGGTGTCTTGTATAAATTCGATACAAGCGCTATCACTGGAACGATTGCTCTTGTGGCTACCTTCGCAGGTACTGTCCTTGGTGTTTCTAGCAAGAATTACCAAAAGGAACAGGAAGCCGCAGCTGAAAACGATCAGGAGGCCTAATGGGAGTAAATATTGATGAAGGTATTGCTTGGATGCAAGCCCGCAAGGGTCAAGTATCTTATAGCATGGACTACCGAAACGGTCCAGACTCTTATGACTGTTCGAGTTCAATTTACTATGCCTTACTAAGCGGTGGAGCCGTGTCAGCAGGCTGGGCGGTCAATACTGAATACGAGCATGGATGGCTCGAAAAGAACGGTTATGAACTTATTAGTGAGAACCAGCCTTGGGACGCTCAGCGTGGAGATATCTTCATCTGGGGTCGTAAAGGGTATTCATCTGGCGCCGGTGGTCATACTGGCATGTTCATTGACAGTGATAATATCATTCACTGTAATTGGGCGTATGACGGGATCTCCGTAAATGACCACGATGAACGCTGGCTCGCTGCTGGTCGTCCTTACTACTACGTTTATCGTTTGACTAACGCAGGTAAGCAAGCCGCTGAACCTAAACGTGGTTGGCAAAAAGACGACACTGGTTTTTGGTATGTTCGTCCTAATGGAACTTATCCAAAAGGTCAGTTCGAATATATCGAAGACAATAAAGCATGGTTCTACTTTAATGAATCAGGCTACATGTACGCTGACAAGTGGCTACATCACACCGATGGAAATTGGTATTGGTTCGACAAGGACGGCTATATGGTTACGTCCTGGAAGCGAATCGGTGGTGTATGGTACTTCTTTAACCGCGACGGATCCATGCAAACCGGCTGGATCAAGTATTACGATAATTGGTATTATTGTGATGCTACCAACGGTGACATGAAATCAAGTACGTTCGTTCCTTATAATGGCGGTTACTACATGCTATTAGAAGACGGACGCTTGGCGGATAAAGAAGCGTTCAAAGTAGAGCCTGACGGGCTCATCACTACTAAGTAAGGAGGATACAATGCCTAAAGTAAGTGAAAACGCTGAAGGAAACTTCAAGCTATTGAATGGAGAAAAGATCTATCTCCAACGTAATGAAGAGGGCGAGTGTTACGCATTTTTGAACACTATTGGAACAGCGTATCGAAATGGTACTTACGCAATCGGTCGTAAAATCGTTGAAGGTTTTCGACCTATGCACAATGTATTGATTTCTTGCGCAGTTTTGAAAAATGGTCAAATTTTGCCGAACACTAAACTGGACTTCGTCATTTTAACTAGCGGAAATGTCTTAGTGAATGCTATCAACATGCCGGTCGCAGGAACTAAGATCGAACTTGTAGGTCACACGACCTACCTTGTATCCCCAGAGGATTGGAAATTATAGAGAGAGGAGGAAGCTCTTTTCTAAATATTGTTTCTTCTTAATCTCGTAAGGTTCAGTCCTTGCGGGATTTTGATTTGACTCTATTTTTAGTCGATTGACAATTTCGTTCAATTTTCGTATACTATTATTGTTCATTGTTTATCTACTTTGTGATTTCTTAATTACAGAAAAATCTAGGTATTTCGGTACCTGGATTTTTTTTTGTAAAAAAAAGTTCAACTTTTTCGAATAAAACGCTTGACTATTACCGGGTAATACGTTATAATAAAGAAAATAAAGAAATGGACATTGTCCTGGAGGTAAAGAAATGAAAGTAAATTTCAACGAACTTGTAAAAGGTACAATCCTTTTGAACAAACGCAACCGCAAAGAGTTTAAAGTAGTATCTTTAGACGAGAAGGAACAAAAGGTTGAACTATTGAACATTAGCAGCGAAGAGACTGTTAAGGTTTCAAAAGCTACTTTTGAACGTTGGTATACAGTTCAATCCGTCCCTGAACAAGAGGAGCCTAAGGAAGAACCTAAAACGGAACCTAAACCTACTGCAGGTCCAAAGGTTTCAAAACGTACTAACCGTCGCCCTCGTCCAGCTACTGAAGTAATTGTAGTTGAACGCATTGAAAAGGGTAACGATAAGGAAGTCGTAGAGATTAAGGAAAAACGCCAAAAGCTAAAAAGTGGTACTCCAAAATCTGACACCGTGTTATCCCTTACTAAGCAATTAGAAGCACGCATTGCGCATGACTTCCCTGCATCCCGTCGCGGAGTGACTCAATCGTTCATTAAATACTCCCATCAATACAACTTTGTGAAGATCTTCCAAAGCAAGTCAAAAGTTCGGATCAACGTGCTATCTCGTGCAATGCCGGAAGAAATGAAAGCAAAATTGGATCGAATTGTCCCTGCGAAATACGGCTGGCCAATTGACGGATTCTTTACTATTAGACGGGAAGAAGACTTGGATACTGCGATGGAACTAATCGCGTACTCAGCGAAAGGAGCTAAGGGTTGATCGAATTAAAAATCGAAAAATCCCGCATGCACAAAAAAGGAAAAAGTATTTACATTTCTATCCCAGACATTGATGATAAGGAAGACGAGGAGCTACTAGGTACGCAACTATCCTCGCTTCCTAAAATCAAAGAACGAGGCTACAATTACTTTGAGGTACCTATTCGGTATTTCCTTGACGTATTGAACGCCCTGGAGTATTGGGATTTAGAAATTATTGGCGAAGTTCCAAAAGATGTTCAATCCTACATTAGTAGTCGCAATCGAATTGTCGAAGCTGACGTAGGGGATTTCACTTACAAGACGGAACCTTTTGAACATCAAGTAGAGAGCTTTGAATATGCCAAGGATCATCCTTGCTTCCTTTTAGGTGATGAACAGGGATTAGGTAAAACTAAACAAGCAATCGATATAGCAGTTAGTCGAAAGAACGAGTTCCGTCATTGTTTGATCGTTTGCTGCGTGTCTGGACTGAAATGGAATTGGGCTAAAGAGGTCGAAATTCATTCAAACGAGCAGGCTCATATCATCGGTAGCCGGGTAAATCGCAAAGGTAATTTGACTATCGACGGAGTTCAAAAGCGTGTAGAGGATCTACTATTAGATCACAAAGAGTATTTCCTTATTACTAATATTGAAACCCTACGGGATAAGTCATTCACTTCGGCGCTGAAGGAGTTGACACAGACAGGGGAGATAGGGATGGTTGTCGTAGACGAGATCCATAAATGTAAAAACCCTTCTAGTCAACAAGGTACCGCCTTACATTCCTTGAACAGTTTTTACAAGATTGGGCTTACGGGAACCCCGTTACTGAACTCACCTGTAGATACCTACAACATTTTAAAATGGCTAGGAGTTGAACGTCACTCCTTTTCAGCGTTCAAAGAACGTTACTGCGTCCTTGATAATTTTGGACAAGTAACAGGCTACCGCAACTTAACTGAATTGAAAAATTTAGTGATGGACAATATGCTCCGGCGAACCAAGGAACAAGTTTTAGACTTGCCTGAAAAGATTCGATCTACCGAGTACGTCGACATGAACAAAGATCAAGCTAAAATCTACAATGAGGTTCGAACAAAGCTCATTGAAGACATTGATAAGGTCATGTTGAGTACCAATCCGCTAGCAGAGACTATTCGCTTGCGTCAAGCTACAGGTAACCCCGAAGTATTGACAACTAAAAAGGTCAAGTCCGCAAAGTTCGAACGCGCCTTGGAGATTATCCAAGAATGTATTGAAAATGAACAATCTGTGATAGTGTTCAGTAATTGGGAAAAGATTATTACTCCTTTTTCTAAACAAGCTAAGTCACTTGCGCCTTGTTATTTAATAACAGGAGAGACGGATGATAAGTTCGAAGTCATTGAGCAATTTACAAACGACAAACGCCAGGCTATTATCTGCGGCACTATTGGAGCTTTAGGAACAGGGTTCACCTTAACTAAGGCAACGACCGTCATTTTCCTTGATAGCCCTTGGACAAAAGGGGAGAAGGATCAAGCGGAGGACAGGGCACACCGTATTGGTGCAACCTCTACCGTATCCATTATCACGCTAGTTTGTAAGAACACGATGGACGAGACGATTGAGGACATTGTAGCAAGTAAGGGCGAGCTAGCTGATTACATTGTAGACGGTAAACCTCTTCGAAATAAATTGTCGAACGTGCT